ATGGACAAGAAAAACGATTCACTCTTCTACCTTTTCCGCCATAGCTGCTTCGGACGGCTCATCATCCTGTGCATCATCCTCGCCGTGCTGGCCGTCATCGCGGCCATCACATGCCCCACCGAAGAGCGTATGCGCGCAGAGATGGACGACAACATCCGCCAGTGTATTGAGGAGCGCGACAGCGTCACCAGCGACTGGACAGAGACCCTCGTGAAAAACACACGGTACATGTTCACCAATGCCGACAGCGTGCTCAGGCATCCCGAGGACCTCCATGTGTTCTACGAGTTCAACACACTCGCCTTCTACGACAACACACTCTTCACGACCATGCACATCCACAACAGCTTCCACATCGAGGGCAAGCGTTGTGCGCTCGGCATCTTCGGCCTCGTCATCCCCCTGGTCGATTTCAACGACTTCCTGCTGCGTGAAGGGCCCATGTTCAAGGAGTACAAACGTCCTGTCACCGACATCGGCTCGGAGACGGAGGAGTTCTTTGGCGACAACCCTGACCTCGGAGGTGTCTTTGAGTACAACGGCGAATAGGTCTTGTCATCCGTACCGGTACGACCAAAAGTATTAAAATTAGCAAAAAGTTTCGCTCGTTTCATTTTTTGTTCGTACCTTTGCACCCGCTTTGGCGATTTTGCGCTCTTTAAGTAGCGCAAAACGCCAAAAAAGGAGAGATGCTCGAGTGGCTGAAGAGGCACGCCTGGAAAGCGTGTGACCGGCAAAACTGGTTCGCGAGTTCGAATCTCGCTCTCTCCGCAAAAAATGAGGCTGCTCATAGTCAGTTAGAATAATTGGAATAGTTACTTTTCCTTGAATTATAACGGATTATGGGCAGTGTTATTTTATAACGAATGGTTTTTAAACGCCAAAAGGAATGTATGAGCTTATTGTTGCATGATGTTGCAAACTGCGGGGTTCTGTTGCAGAAAAATGGCAAATAAATGGCAAGACCATTTCTGAGGAAGTTTTATTATGGCAAATAAGTGGCGAAAAGATGGTGAAGGTTTCTATCAAAATTGATAAAAGATATAGGCAAAAAGATGGGAAATATCCATTGAAGCTATTTATTGTCAGAAAGAAAACTTTCAGGCTTTCGATAGGCATCACGGTTTTGCCTGAGAACTGGGATGAAAAGAAAGAGGAGATTATCAATATACCAGAACGCCGAACCCTGAACACACTTATTCGCCAAAAGAGATCTGATGCCGAATTGAAGATTCTCTCCCTGCAAAACAATGGTCAATTAAAGACTCTAAGCGACGATGAGCTTATCTCGTTAATTATGAATGACGAGAAGGAAGAGGAGCAGCTCCATTTCTTTTCCAAGATGGCAGAAAAGTTCCTGAACGGGAAGGATAATGCCAGTACCAGACGCATATACGATGACACTATCCGTCTGCTGAAGTCATTCTGCCAATACGAGAGCCTGACGTTTGAGGAAATGACGGTTTCCTGGCTCAACAGCTTCAACATTTTCTTGCGTGAGAGTTGCCCGGCTAAAAACACCCGTGCTATCCATTTCAGGAATATCAGGGCCATCTTCAACTATGCCATCAAGGAGGACTATATCAGCTGCTACCCATTCAGGAAGTTCAGGATAGAACATGAGCAGACAGAGAAGAGATCACTATCGCTGGACCAGATGCGGAAGCTGAACGAGCTGCCCCTCTCTGAGCACATGCAACGATACCGCGATACATTCATGCTGGTGTTCATGCTCATTGGAATCAATAGCGTGGACTTATGCCAGCTTGAAGAGATAAAAGGCGGGCGCATATCATACAAGAGGGGAAAGACACATAAGATATATAGTATTAAGGTGGAGCCAGAGGCACAGGAGATATTCGACCGATACAAGGGAGAGGAACATCTTTTGAAATGGTTCGACACCGTGGAGACCTACCGCCATTATGCCAACAGGGCGAACCTGAACCTGCATACCATTGGAGAGAAGATAGGCGTGAAGGGGCTGACACTCTATTGGGCACGCCACACTTGGGCGACCTTTGCCGCTGAGATAGATATACCAGAGGACGTGATAAGCCTTGCGCTTGGCCATGCCACGACTGGAGCTGATGTTACGAAAGTGTATATCCGATATAACCATAAAAAGGTGGATGAAGCCAACCGCCGGGTGATAGACTATGCACTCGGCAAAGGTGAGTTTGCACCCGTCGAAAGCCTCTGTTCATGGGAATAAATGGAGGTTTTGGTTAAATCTTTATAATAATAACGCTTAGTTTTGTTTAGTTCAGTTTAGTTTTACTACCTTTGCATACACCAAAGAAGTAAAGCCAAATGAATGATGTCCCACTTGAAATACAGAGAGAGAAGGCAGAAATGCTCATAAAGATGGTTTCTGAAGCATCTGGTATTAGCACAGACGATTTCAGAACCCTTCCCAAAGGTCTAAGCGTGAACGTTGCGCGTGGTGTGGCCTGTGTGCTTTCGCGTGAACTGCATATCATTCCAAGAATATTTGGTGAGGCGTTCGGACGGTCACGCGCCAATGTCGTGAATATATCTAAGTGCTATCGTGGCTATCTCTCCACAAATGACAAAGCTACGGTAGAACTATATCATAAGGTACGGCAGATGCTGCCATAGCTATAATGGGGCGGTTAGCTCAGATGGCCAGAGCAATGGACTGTTAATCCAGTTGTCGGGAGTTCGAGTCTCTCACCGCCCGCGAAATCATTTCGGAAGTGCCTATGAAAATCTGCTTGGCGAACAGATTGAGGCAGGCGGAGCCCAGGGCCTGAGTCACACAGATGTTAGGCATAGTTGAAGTTGAAGATGATATAGCGACGATGAAGGCCCTGATTTTTTTGATAACTCATAGTTAAACATTTAGTTTGGTAGAAAATTTGGGTAGAAGGGCATCGTTTGTGAAAACGGTGCCCATTTTTCAGTTACCTAATGCCATCCTGCAGCTGGTCGAAAGGTATGGCATGAGAGTATGTTACCTCCGTGATATAACCATCCTCGTCGGTTTTCGTGTTATTTACGGCGTACATCTTCACCCCTTTGTCGCTATAGGTGAATTTTATTATGGCATAATAGCCATCGCCTTGCTTACTGAAGCTGTCGAACGACTCCAGCTTGAAGTCATTGTAAGTTCCATTATATTGAGAGACGATGAATGACTTTATGTCCTCCATTTCCTCAAAAGCACTTTGATGTTCGTCTCCAAAAAGTTCGCTGACGGAAATCTCGCCGTCATCACTCTGTTTCTGCTTAGTGTTGCAGCTGGCAAAGGTAAGAACCATAACTAATATAAAACCTATTTTTCTCATTATTCCATTTTTTTTCTGCAAAGATACATTTTTCTTAATAAACGAAGGTGTGTTTATTCAAATTTTAGAGTAAATATATAGTTCTGCTTAGTTATGCTTATTTTTGCAGAAAAATATTGAATACATGGCAGATAACGCATTAGGAATAAGCGGCAGCTTGGATATAAGCGACATTATTAAATCCATTGACCAGCTCTATGATGAGATTGGCAAAATTGAGGGTATCTCCAAAGAAATGGCTGCGGAGCTGGAACGCGCCTATACCGCCGTTGGAAAGGCTTCAAAGGAAGAGCTGGAGGAAAAGAGCAGGAAAGCCCTTGAAGTATTCTCTAAGGCCTTTGAAGATGCAAAGGCCAGTGCCGATAAGAACGTCACGAAAATTGAAAGTTCCATCGAGCGACTGCAAGAAAAGCTCTCAAAGATAAGTGTTGAGAGGAGCGACACTGTCACAGGCACTAAGACCTACGACAGATTGACGCGCCAGATGGAGAGCCTGAATACGCAGATTCATAACCAGCAACAGACTCTGGAGCGGGCAAGGATTGCTGCACAGGAGGCTGGCGATAACTATTCTACGTTCCTCAGTCAGGTAGCAAGCGCAAATTCTGCCCTTGATGCCTTTAATGCACTAAATGCAGCTGCAACTGTTGGTACTGGCCTCAATGCAGCTGCTCATGGCGGTGCTGCCGCTGCTATAGGAGTAGAATCAGCAGCACGCGCAAAGAATACCGCTGAGATAGCCAATGAAAAGGATGCTTTGGATGCCGAAAAGGGCACGCTTAAAGAAGTTGAGGAAACGTTAGAGAAAGCATCTTATAATAATACTCCCATTGGTAGTGCCATTGCCACCTTGGAGGAGAGCCTAAAGAAGCTTCGTGACACCAACGAAAACGTTCTAAAATCCATCGACGCAGAAAAGGATGCAGATAAGTTGGATGAGCTAAATAACCGCTATCTTGCCAATATTGAGACCATTCGCAAGCTTGAAGATGAACTGGCCAATCTCAAAGATATTGCCGGGCAGGGGTATAAAACTGTAGAGGAATACAATGCCAAGCAAAAAGAGACCGCCGAAAAGCTAAAGCCCGAAGATGTTAAGGAGTACTGGGATGCAATAGCCAATATTGGACAGCGTGCAAAGGACTATTACGACGCTCTGCCAAACCTCCTTGGAAGAATCAAGGAGCAGCTAAAGGATATTAACGAGACACCGATGAACGCACAGTTTCTCGGAGAGCTTCGCGACGCAATAATTGAGCTTGAAAAGGTTAAGTCGAGCAAGGATTTCCTGACTGGCCAGGACGGCTCACAATTAAGCCGCATGGTAGAACTGTTTGAAAAGCTATCAGACAGTGAGGTGAAATTGAACCAAATGGCGGCTGAAGACCCTTGGAAAGTTCAAGGACTTTCCCTCGCTGAACTCAACCAACGGCTTGATGAGAATAAGCGAAAGCAGGAGGAATTAAACAAAGAGTTGGAAAAGCTCGATAAGAAAAAGGTATCTGAGACATCTAAGGAATATGTAGAGCTAAAACAGAAGATTGAAGCTACAAAGAAAGAACAGGAGCTGCTTAACAATGAGCTACAAGGCCGTTCAAGCATATCAAAGTTCTGGGCCAATATAAAAGGAAATCTCAATGATTTTGGAAGCTCCATAAAGAATACCTTTTCTTCCCTCAAAGGTGGCTTTTCATCTGGAGGCAGTGGCGTGTCAGGTTTTTTCTCTTTACTTACGTCAGGTAAATTCTGGGGATGGGCTACGGCCATCGGCGCCGTTGCTGGCGGTGTAAAGAAACTCTCCGATGAGGCAGAGTCGCTCAATAAGGCGATGAAGCCGCTGAAAGCATACGTCGATGATGATACCCTTGGGAAACTTCGGGAATCATTCATCAATACTGCCTATCAGGGCAGCGCACAAAGCACGGAGGATATGGCAGCGGCTGCTGCGCGATGGATAAAATACTATGAAGGTCTGCGCAAAGCACCTGAAGCCATTCAAGCAGTGGTCGATGCTTCGCGTGACCTTGCCACCATAACTGACACTTCCGCCGATAAAGCTGCAGAATCGCTAACCAAACTTGGAGGACAGTTCAATCAGACAGCCCAAGAGGCTAAGGATAACGTAAACGTCATAGTGAACGCCACAAGGAACTCTACGGTGAGCTATGATGAAATGATTTCCGCTCTGGTGTCGAGCGGGGCAAAGGTCAGGCTCAACGGTTCCACATTCAAGGAGTATGCCGCAGCAGTAAGCCTCACTTCCGCACAGTATGGAGGAGCCAGTCAGGCGGCAAGCGCATATCAGCTAATTTTGCAGAAACTGAGCACAGAGACTAATAACAATTTCAACCCCAAGGTTGTCGGTGTCACTAAGGCTTTCCAGAATCTCCATAAGGCTATGGAGAATGGGGAGGATTTGCATAAAAAGTTCGGAACACGCCTTTGGTCTCAGGCCCAATATTTCATCAAGAATGCCAATGAGATAGCCAACTATACTGAGAAACTTGAAGGGGCAGATGGTAAGCTTGCTGCATTGAATAGCAAGGAGGAAACTGCCGAGCATAATCAGAAGGAACTGCAAAACGCTATGGCGGCTCTGGCACAGGAGATAAACCTTAACCTTACACCCGCTTTTGTCGCTGTCATAGACACTCTTACAAATATCGTAACTTGGTGCCATAATGCTGGTGGAGCTATCAAAGATTTCTTTACGGATATTGATAATTGGCTGAAAGATAATCTTGGTGAAAGAATGTACGATGCGCTTTTTGTAGACGAAAATGCGCTATGGGATTCTAACTATAAGAGCAAATGGAGTGGCAAGCAGAAAGTAAAATGGACTGAGAGAGAGACCCGAAAGGAATATAGGAATCTGCTTGAAAAGAGGGGAACCACACTTGGCAATGCCCAGATAGTACTGAAAGCATACGATGATAATGATTCGTCTGGATTGAGCCGTGAGGAAGTACAGCAGATTATCCGTGAGGAAAATGAGAAATGGTTGAAAGATCATAAGGTACTATCTTCATCAACGGTTAAAGGTGGTAGTGATGTTGTTGGAAATGAGAATGCTGTTACCGACCCTAATGCTGAAAATAAAGAAGCTGAACAAAAAGCTGCCCGCCGCGAAAAGCTGTTTGAGGAAGAGCAAAAGCAACGGGAAGCACTCGCAAAGCAGAGACAAGCGCTGCGTTATGCTATAGCGGAAGCAGGTATTGCATCAGAAAGGAATGCCTCTGAGCGCGAACGTAAGGAACAGGAGTTACAGCACCAAAAGAACCTTGATTCAGTAGATGCGCGTGAGGAGGAAATGAAGAAGGCTATCTATGCGCATAATAAGGCCGTTTGGGAGGCAAAGAATAAGAATAAGAAACTAAAGTACTCTGACACAGAGGAAGGGGCTGCTGGATGGGCAAATCTGGAATTATCAGAAGAGCAGTTACAAGAGCTTGCTGCATTGCGAAAGAAATATAATGAAAGTTATTCGCAACAAGTAACTGAACGCATTAAAAATGAGGAAAAGGCCAACCGTGAAGCCATTAATAGCTACCTGAAACAATATGGTGACTATGCTCAGAAGAAAAAGGCCATCTATGACGATGCAAACGCTGAAATATGCGAATTGGAGGAACATCTGTCACGCACAACTGATAATGAAGCACGAACTGCCATACAAGCCCGTATTGACACTGTTAAAGCGGGAACTAAGGAACAGATAGAAGAGCTTGACCTGCAATATGGGAAAGCCAAGCAATTTATGATTGACCTCTTTGGTGACGCAAGCCAAAAAAGTGTTGCTGAGATAGAGAAAATAATCAAGAAATATGAGGAGCTTGAAAAATTCCTACAAGGCGATAAGAGCGTAAGCCGCGAAAGCCTCATTTCGCTTGGGTTCACCGATAAGGAGATAGACCAGGCACTGGAGAAACTGAGCCAGGGAAAGATAACGGTCAAAGATTTTACCGATGCCCTGAAAAATATGAGGGGTGAGCTGGCCGAGCGTTCCCCATGGCAGAAATACAAGAAAGACATTCAGGATGCAATAAAGCTGTTGAAGGAAGCCAACGGCGATAATGGCAAAATAGGCACTGCTATTACCAATATTGGCAATGCTTGCGCTGAGTATCTGCCGCAAGTGGAACGTTTTGCCACTGGCCTGTATAGTCTTTTTGGAATTGATGACAGTGGCGCAAAGAATGCCATATCTGCTATACAAGGACTTTCAATAGCTACTGAGGGTATCGGGCAGATTATAAGCGGTGATTATATGGACGGCATCACAAATGCCGTGGATGGGCTTTCACAAGCGTTCAACAGCCTTGCAGACATGATAGATGATTTTGGCAAACGCATGGACTTGGACGCAGAAAATGACAAGTCAGAGCTAAAAGCAATAAGCAAGTCGGTTGACAAAATCGTTGAGAAAATGGAGAGCAACACTATGGCCAGTGCTATTGAAGAGTACGACAAGGCCATAGCGCGATATATGGAAGAGGTTACAAAGGCACAGCAAAACCTTGCTGATGCTTTTAGTGAATCAAGCTCCAATATTGCTGGCCGATATAATCACCATTCCATAAACTACTATATGTACGATTATGGAGGTGAAGCAGAATTTGCCAAGATAAACGCTTTACTTGGTAAGGATATTCATAGCTGGGGAGAATTATGGTTCTTATCACCCGATGAACTTGCAAAGGTGGAGCGTGAGCTTCCGCAAATCTTTGCAATCATTGAGAAGGGTATCAATGAAATGAGTTCCAATGCCACTGCAAGCTCTGATGACGAAGCAGCACGAGAGGCGTTGGAGGCTTATATGAAGCTTGCTGGCAGGAGGGAGGAAATTGAAGCTGCATTTAACCTGAAAATGACGGGAACCTCCGTAGATGCAGTAAAAAGCGACTTCAAGAATATGCTTGCCGATATGACCAGCGACACAGAGACGTTTAGCGAGAAGTTCAGCGACATGATGGTAAACTCTGTTGTCAATGCCATCATGTCAAACAAGTACAATGAGCAGCTTGAGCAATGGTATCAGAGTTTTTCGGACGCTTACTCAAACGACGGCAATCTGAACGAGCAGGAAATAAAAGAGCTGAGGGATAAGTATAAGCAAATTTCAGATAGCGCAATCAAAGAGCGCGATACGCTGCTAAAGACATTAAAGACAAAAACAACGCAGTATTTTTCCGACATTGAAGAGTCGTTTAAGTCTGCGCTGCTTGACATGGAAGGTGACGCTAAAGATTTCAGCAAGACTCTGACTGAGATCTTCTATGAAGCGCTTGTTGATAAGTTCGTACTAAACGTGCCGCTTACAGTCACCATCGATGATAAGGAACAGGCGTTTGACAACCTCGAAGACTATCTTAAAAGCTGGAAGGAGCGTACAAATAAAGTATTAAGCGGATATTCCATTGGCGGAGAGCTGCTTGATGAAACGGAAATCCAAGACCGTATAGAACTTTTAGAGGCGCGGATTCGTGCTGCTATCAGAAATAGCCCGGAACCGCACACGGAAGAGTTGGAAGAGCAGTTGGCAAAGCTGAAAGCAGCACTTGCCGACCTTGATTCCTATCAGCTTACCGACGAGGAAAGGCAAAAGCGTTTGCAAGCGTTAAACGAAGAGCTTCAGCAACAGTTAGCCCTTTTGAAACAGATTGCAAAAACATACGCCGATATGGCGGGCTGGACATTGGAACAGAAGATAGATGCAAGCCCGTTGACCAATATTGGTGATAGCCTTCTCAGCGCGTTGCAAGACACCTCAAAAGGCGTAGAGGACTGGAAGAAAGAAATCGTTGAGTCGATGACCAACGATTTGATAAAGGAGATTGTCTATAACGACGCTTTCAAGGAGCAGATAAGAGCCTTGCAGGAGCAATATGTGCACCTATTCGACACCGACGAAAACGGCAACCGCAAGCTCTCCGATGCGGAGATACAGCAAGGTATAAATGATATAGCCAATACTCTGGCAAGATTATATGACGATGCCGAAAAGGCTACTGAAGGGCTTAAAGAACTTGTACCGGATATAGACACTTCACCCTTCGATAATCTGCGCGATAGATTTCTCGACACGCTCATGGATATGCAGGGCGATGCTGAATCATTCAAGCGCAAACTGCAGGAAACGCTGGTCAAAGACCTCATGGAGCGCCAGGTGCTCGATGTGCCTCTGACTGTCACCATTGACGGCGAGGATAAGATATTCGACAACTTCGACAAATACTCTGAGGACTGGAATAAGCGGTATCTCGATGCCGTGAAGAGTGGGAACACCGAACTGGCCGACGCTCTCATTGATGAACTGATGCAAGTCTATGGGCTTACAATGCAACAGGCCGAGGGACTGCGCGAGCGTCTGAAAGAGATTGCGAAAGACACCACCTTCAAGGATATGACCAATAGTTGGGTGTCGAACCTCATGGATTTCAATGCCACCGCTGAGGATTGGGCAGAGAATATCGGCCGCACCATGGCACAGAAAATTATCGAGCAGATGATTGTTCCCACCCTCATACAGCCGTTGCTCGATAATCTACAGACCGCCTTTGATACGGCCATGAGTGAACATGGAGAATACGGGACGGACTGGGATTGGAAAAAGGTCATCGGTGCTGACGGCGTACATGAGGCCCTACAGGCCATCCAAGCCGCCTACCCCGAGCTGAAAGAAACGATAACGGCCATTCTCGCCGCCCTTAACATCACGCCGGCTGCGGAGGATGCGAAGGAAGCCTTCAACGATCTGACGGGTACCATTATCAGCGGACTTACTGACGCGGAAATGACCGCCGAGGAGTTCTCAAAGAACATCGCCCGCACGCTGACCGAGCAACTGATGAAGCAGATTGTGGAATCACAATTTGCGGAGACCATGAAGGGCATTCAGGAGGATTGGGCAAAAGCCTTGGAGAGTGGCGACACATCGGCCATCGAGGCCATCCGGCAGCGCATCGTGCAACTATATAAAGATGCCGGGCGGGCCACCGATGAACTGCGCGGCATCTTTGAGGAGGTGAAGGAGGGTGATACCACCTTCAAGGATATGGCCGACAGCTGGATATCAGCCCTCTTTGATATGGATTCCACGGCATCGGACTTCGGGCGGCAGATAGGCCGCACGCTCGTTGAGAAGCTGGTGAAGGAACTGATTGTGACGAAGCAACTGCAAAAGTATCTTGATGATATACAGAAAGCCTACGACGAAGCCATCGGTAAAGAAGGTGCGACAGTGGAGAGTGTGCTGGCAGCAGTGACCCCCTCTATCAATGCAGCCATCGCTGCCACTGAGAAATGGAAACCTGTTGTCGAAGAGATAGCCAAGGCGTTTCAGGAACTTGACAAGAGCACGCCGCTAAGTGATATCCGTTCTAAGTTCCTGTCACAGTTGATGGATATTAAGAGCGACACAAAAGACTTCGCGAAGAGCATCAACGAGATTCTGACTGAGGCTTTCATCGATAAGTTCGTGCTTGGTGAAGAGTTCGACAAGCGGCTGGAAGAATGGGAACAGGAGTATTCCAGCATCATGGGTGGCAATTATAGCGATGAAGACCGTGCAACCCTGCTGAAACAACTGCGACAGGCCATCACCACGGCAAAGGAGGGCTACACTGCAGAGGCACAGGCCATCCATGAACTAATGGGAACGGCTAACTACGCCGACCAACAGGCTACGATGAACCTCAGCGACAGGGCGACATACGAGCAGGCAGACATGCTGCTCAACGTCAACGTATCACAAATGATGATCCAGGAAAAGATATTACAGGCCATCACTGGAGGTACTGCAACCCCTATCGATGTTATGGCCGCTGCGCCCTATACCAGCGTGGCAGAAATAACGTCGGTTGGGAACACCGCGAAGCTGATACTCTCCACGCTACAGAGAATGAGCGACATCACCACCCCCAATAAAGATGGGCTTACTGAGATAAGCAGAAAGTTTGACACGGCCAATGACCGTCTGTTGGCCATCGTGCGAGCCGTACAGAGCATCAAGGATTATGTTGCTAACAACGTGGCAGCTTCAAGAGGAATACTTAGCAGATTATAGAACTTAGAAAACAGAAATATTATGGCACACGGAGTATTGTATATACGTACATCGGCAAACGGTGAATGGCTTGACGCTTACGACACCTGGGGCCTCTCACTCAGCGAGACAGGAATCTCGCGCCTTATGACCCCTGCACCACATAAGAACCCAGTTTCCAACAGCAACGTCATTTCCCATGGAAGGGCAATAATGCAGGGCACGCTCGTATTCGACGTAAGGCAGGTTTCTTTAGAGGTACATATCACGGCAAAGGCAGGTAACGGCCATACAGCAAAGGAAAATTTTCTTTCCCGATATTCTGAGTTCTGCCAGAATGTTCTTTATGCAGGGTATATCGAAATGAAACTGGCCATCCAGCCAAGCGTAATCTATAAATTCATATACCTTGATTGCACACAGTTCTCGGAGTTCAGAATGGAAATGGCAAAATTCACGCTAACGTTGGAAGAGCCGAACCCAAACGATAGGTCATAAAATAGAATCATTATGAATGATAACAGAATATCAGGAGCCGTCTCCGCACTTGGTGAGCACGGCATAATAGGTAACAAGGAAGTGGTGTTTGACACCATGACCCTTGATGAGACCATCACAGGAAGCGGCGGTCTCACGCTGGGGTGGAACTCCATAACTGGCAACCCTATAGCACCAGGTCCATACGGAGGGTACTTTCTGATGAACCCGTATTTCCCCGTCCTGAATGAGGATGGATCATATCGCTATGACGTGAAACTAAGCGAAGTGGCAGCGTGCCTTGAAAGGAAGCATTTCTATATCAACGATGAAGTGTCAGAAATACCTCTATATTCGATTCCATATACAGGCCCGGCATCGGTACTGATTAGCCAGCTTGCAGCCATTAGCGGATGGGGCTGCTCGAATCATGCCGGCGACGCTGTTATCTCTGTCAGCTTTGACGGTGACACCATCAAGAGTGCGGCAGATAAGATTGGTCAGGCCCTCGGTGCTTCAGTGTGGTATGATTCAGGAGGCTTGACAATTCATTTCGGTGCTGACAATGTGGACTATATGGGTGGTGACTATTATGACACCTTCATTGTGCTGGGTGGAACAAAGAATATGTCGAAGCGCATCACTAATGCCAACGGCGTTTTGGAATATGTAGCGGTCACGCATAGGCTCACCCTCGGAAGCTTTGGCGAAGAGGGCAGTAAGATTACAACTGGCAGCTTCGGTTTTGAGAAATTTCTTATTTTCGATGACATCTTCCCGAAGATAAGGATGCAGATAAATGCCGTGTACCGTCGCCAGTGCTGGCTCCATGACGATAACGGCGAGAAGATACAGGTGGGGACATCGGACGGTGAGCCTGTCTATGCTACATACGACAAGTGGTATATCACCCTTGGAAATGTTGCCGATGAAGGTGCTATAGACCAGTCCACGCTTGACGATAGCATTATTGACGGCACAACGCTCATGCTGCAGTTCCTGCCCCGTAGTGAGGGTGGCACGTCACCATTGGCCGGAAGGATTTTTGAGCTGGTTCATTTCACGGGCGATGAGAATATCAAAGAGAAAGAGGATGATGATGTCGGCGATGGCTTCACAGTCACCACAAACATGATTGCACAGGGTGCATACCGCATCGTTATGAGTGCGGAAGGTAGCACGCTCCTGCCATCCACCTTGGAGCGCGGACTTGTTCCACAGGTGGGCGACATCGTTTCCTTCGTGAACGTTGCACCGCCGGAATCATGTTACCAGGTGGCCCGACAGAGGCTATACGATGCTGCCATGCAGGCTATAGGCGGCTATAGCGGAACACCCACCAGCAGCACCTCATACGGCTCTGGCAGTATTGGATCATGTGGTGACGGTTCCATAGTGACCAGTGTTCATACTGACCTCATCACGGGAAAGAGTCAGGTGACAAGGGGCACAATCTCACAGAAGGGTATTATCAGCTCTCTCATATCAAAGGTAGAGAGCGCACAGACTATTGGCGGTGGAGGCACTACCAAAGATGGACAGACTGGCTCAACGCTGATGTCCGAAGATCAGTGGGAGGCTTTGCGCAAGGCTGGCGGCAATCTTGGAATGAAGAGTGTTACAAAGAATCTGACCGATGTCACTAACGAGCTGGAAAACCTCGTTGATGATGTGAACGCCATAGCTTCACAGGCCGACCAGAAGATGGATATTCACTTTGGCCAGTACACACCTTTGCCCAACAATAGTACCGTATCGAGTATCACCATGCCATTGAATGCGGCCAGGCGACAGGATTGTAAACCTGCATACGACTGGGCTACTGAGGCAGAGAAAATCCTGCATGAAGAGGACTTGTTCTACAACTACGACGGCATGGCTTCCAACCCGGAGGGCGGTACTGTGTGGAGGTGGACGCGCCTTGCCCGTGGCCGTCATATTGCGGAAGATGGAAACGCCTTTACCATTGCTACTGACATTTGGCTCTTTTGCAAAGTGAAGGATGCCGACACCATAGCAGCATTAGAGAAGATAGCAGACGTGGCATCAGACGGCAAGATAACTGGAGGTTCTGAGAAGGTAAGGCTATATAGCGATTGGACGCGCATGGTTGATGAGCACGCCAAATATAACGACCTTGCAGAGAATTTCGGCATTAACGTGGATGCTTATAACAAGGCTTTCTCATGGATGGCCAGTATGCTGAATGGCGGCACGGCTTATCCAACCGGTACGGACTATTCAAGCGTTACACCTTCATGGCTATTATCGTCTAACCTCTCTATGACAACTGAGATACTATATACTTCTGAGTTTATTGACAGTCTCAATGGGGCATATAGTGGATGGAATATAAGCACCTCAGACCTCACACAGGCATCAAGGCTGGCCTACAGAAAGATTTGGAATGAGTACTTTGCACAGGCCTCCATCCTTGATGCACTCTGCAAGTCCATTGCCAACCAAGCGAAAGAAAAGGCTGATAACCTCGCAGATGATGGGGTTATCAGTGCTGGTTCAGAGAAAAGTCAGTTGAAAATCCAGTGGCAGGAAACGGTGGCCGAATACTGGAAACTGCTTGAACAGGCAGAAGATTATGAACTTCACCACGAAGATGATGTTGTAGATGGAAATAACGTTACCAGAACACCTTACAATAGCTACGAGGATAAGTTCACTGCCGTTGCTCTCATGCTGAATAATGGCAATACGCAAAACGTTAATGGTGTTATGGCTGGAAGTATTCTGCCGTCGTGGATTGACAACCTGAATACTGACACCATATTAAAGCCAGAGTCATCAACAGACAATACAGACACGCGCATTAAGCCGTCTGAATATCGCGCAACTTGGAAAGAGTATTACGAAGCAAGAGCGGTGCTAATGAGGTCTGTTGAGGCGGCAGCGATGCAAGCCACATCAACGGCACAGACTGTTGCCAACAATGCCATGACCAAAATTAACGATATTGCTGACGAAGATAAGATTGACAGCTCCGAGATTGACGATGCACGCGAAACGTTCCTTACAGCCCTGCATGAGACATACGATGCTGGGGGTATCATGGATAAGGCTAACGATGATAGCGACAACTGGATTATCAGCTGGGCAAACATTCTGTCTGTTATGCAAGCGCAACTCGTTATCATTGGCAGGATTCTCAATGGTGAAACCTTGACAGAAACGGCTATGTGGACATTACCGATTACTCTGGCCACTGGTCATGCCGCGAACCTGAAGCTATTCGACAGCACGAAGTGGTCAGGAAATGGAATACCAACATATCTGAGAAATGGCTATGATCAGTTCCCCATTGAGTTGGGCGCACAGGCATCAAGCTATATAGACGCATGGAATGAGTACTATCGTCTGCGCACATTGGCACTTGCAGCCCTTGCGAACAAGGCACAGACAACAGCCAACCAGGCCAAAAACACGGCTGACAACCTCGCTTCAGATTCCGTTATCAGTGGAGGTAGTGAGAAAAACAGGTTATACCTGGAATGGATGGCCGTAGTGGCAGAACATTCAAGATATGTCACGATGGCTGGAGCCTATTCGATTTCCACTACCGACTATGATGAAAAATATAATAATCTCGGAAAGATGCTCAATGGCGGCTCTACTCTGACTGAAGGAGACGTTCCTGCATGGTTTAGTGGCAATCATATCTATGAAAACCAGACAATTATAGTAAGCACCTATCGTAACACATGGAATGCCTACTATACTGCCCGTGCAACACTCTTGCAAAACATAGAAACTGCCTCCAAGGCACTCGTAGATAAGGCTCAGACTGATGCAGCAGCAGCCATGCAGAGCTATGAGGATATTGCCTCAGATGGAACGATTGACGCATCAGCCGAACTTCCAAAGCTGGTGAACATGTTCAATACTATTCTCTCTGAAATGTATGGCACAGGCGGCTATATGATACAGGCACAGGGACAAGCAGTAAGCCGTCAAGGCATTATGCGTGCCACCTGGATTATAGATGAAAACCTTGCGCAGGATTTCGATGTTGCCGTAAAATTTCTCGGAAACTTATTGGATAATAACCAGTCGCCAACGTGGGGCAATGTCTATGAATCAGCATGGGCATACGATAGTACGACTAACAAATTCGGAAGGAATCTTAGTAACCTCAGAAGTCCGTACTATTTCGATGATAGCTATGCGGGGGGTGATATAAGCATTGTAAATGACCTGAATACTACAGTAGCAACATTCAAGTCAAAGTGGAAAGATGTCTATGATGCCCGTTCTGCCATGATTGCCGCACTTGCTGACTATGCGAGACATCTTGCAGAGCAATCTATGATTGTCGCTGAAGCTGCAATAGCACGCCTCGATGATATTGCAGACGATGAAAAGATAACCAAAGAAGAGCTTCCAGATATAAAGAAGGAGTTCAAACTTGCTGTCTCAGAAATGTATGATAGCCTGTACTCAAAGGGCAGGAGAAACAATAACTGGATTTCTACCGCCGTTGGGAATTGGTTTGAAAACATGGAATACGCCATCAAGGCATTAGGACAGTATCTTGATGGTACTACTGATTCTGAACGCATAAGTTCAACATGGGGTGATGATACGACAAACCCAAACCATGCTTCTTTTGTGTGGCCAGCGGTTATCGACGACTCGTTTGTCATGTCGGAGAGCATCGAAATTGACAGAGAAGAGTTCGTTGATTTATGGTCGGCATGGTATAACGCCCGTTCTACATACCTTGCGCAGATAGCCAATGAATCGCTTGGGAAGATTGAGGATATGGCCAACGATGCCAAAATCACCCCAGACGAAAAAAAGGAACTGCGCAGGCAATGGACGGCATGGGCCACGGAGTATGACAATTTCCTGGCTCTTTTCAACGCCGACCCCATCATCAACGCCCTTAGTGCGGTGACAGCCTATAAGACGGCTTTCGCAAGCCTTGGAGGGTTTCTCACAAATCCCGCATCACCTACATTCCCAGATGCAGGGCCGTATGCAAACACGGTTCCAACGATGATCGCCTCCAGTGATACAACATCACTCAGTGCCGCACAGGCAACATCGTATAAGTCACTTATGACCGCTTTCCTTGCTGCCAGAACCGCCCTTCTAACGGCTCTGTCAACTCAGAAGGTCTCCTATTATGTGTCGGCCACGAAACCGGCTCCACCATTCTATCTCGGTGACCGCTGGCTATGGCTCAACCACCTTGCTAACGGAGAGATTGCAGACGGTACTACGTCCGTGAATGGAACGGTGCATCCGAAGGCTAACACGATGATGTACTGCGTGAAAGATAACCTTGCCACCACGAATTACGATGTCTCGGAGTACTGGGTGGAGGCAAGCACCATCCTTGAAGTTGACCCTCGAAGTGTACTGGCATCACTCGGCGATCTGCTTTTCCGCGAATATGGCGACAATTTCCCGCTGGCTATTACGATAGGCGATGATGGTTATGGCAGTGTTGCCTATAGCATAGAGGACGGCTCCTATAACAGTTTGGATGTAACGGATGATATGGAGTTGCTGCTGGGTAAGTTGAAGGAAATGCTTGGCTATATTACCATCCACGCCTACACCGACGATAATTATGTCAGTAACTTGGTGAAATTTGACTTATTCTGTTCTCCTGTTTACGCAACGATACCTGATAGTGAAGACACGATAAAGGGTGGTGTCAAGGTGAAGATGTGGAACGGCAGGGCGTGGGAGTATATACTTGAATCCACGAACAGCCTGCTTGATAACCTCGGAACCAATATTCTCGCCATGGTGTTCGGTAGCAATGATGATGCTACTGAGGCTTCCGGCCTCTCAGTTGGCCAGAGGTTCGCAAAGTTGTTTGCCAGCGCGACCGTGTGGGATGCAACGGCTGATGATGGCAATGGTGCCTTTGTGAACCTCGCAGAGGCAATCCTTGGACTGTCTGTAGAGCCAGTGAAGGATGAATACGGAAATGTTATCTATTATGATGGAAGCGGTAATAGTTCAACTACACAGTACGAAGGGTATTATCCGAGATATATCAGCAAGGGTAAGCTAAGTGCCGATAAAATAGAGTTTTCCGCAACTCAATCATTGTCGGCTGTCATAGGCAGCACGGCAAAGGGACTTGGAATGATAGCAAAACAAGACGGAGAAAGCAACACCTTCAGTATGGGCTTCTACTACACAGATAATGAAGGTACTGAGCATTATTCTCCTGTATTGTATTTTGATGCCAATGGCTATCTGAAAATCAATTCCAGTACGGCTACTATCGATGCAGAACTTATCAATATTGATGTGTCCGAATTGAATATCTCTGCAAGTGATATTACTTTCGGAGAGTCATGGTTCACAAGCAATATTGATGGTCGCATAACGTCCGCACTAAACAGCTTTACGGTCAATGCTTCACAGATAACATTTGCTGCGGCTGACGCTCAACGCCTGTCTGCCCTTGGAATGCTTATGAAGAACAATGATGGCAACGGTGGATTGTCATTCGGCTACTACACCTTTAATTCCACTTCTAACGAATATGAATGGCAAAGCGGCATTAGCTTCGTTGTGGAGAATGGAGTAACGAAACTCAACCTTACAGCCAACAATGCAAAGATTGCGGCTGAACTACTTGATATATCTGCAAGGACTATAGACCTTACAGCAGAGAATTTTAAGATAAGTAGCACCAGCGATGATACCGTTGCCATTTTCGATGGGGGGAAGCTAAAACTTGACTATATAGATGTAGGAGCTTTAGTGGCTAAAGCTCTCAACACTGAAAACATTGTTGTTACTGGAAATGGAACGATACAGAATCTCAATTTGGTAAACTTGAAAGTAACAGGTAATAGCACTTTTGAAGGTGAGGTAAATGGAATTGTTACAGCTAAACAGTTATATAAAGTATCAAAACAGATAAAGCCTTCTATTTTTGATGATAGTTCAAATCTTAGGACACGATGCGCAAATAGTAATGATGGATATGGCCTAATCCGATATTATTCAGCCGAAGCCCTTATAGAAGATTGTGGCGACTTACCAAGTGTTCTGATTATCCGTGATATGGAGGATGCTATAAATGAAGTTCCGTCGGCTGGGATAACAGAAAATTCACTAATGGCTGGCAGTTTTAAAATGAATGTGGAACTTCCTGAAGCTTCCTTATATCAAGGTATGGAAATACTTGTAGTGCTTCAAGGTGGTATATATTATAATAGTGGCGGTATGAAGCATTTTTATCGTCAGTTCAACCTATATAGTTACAATGAGGAAGGATTTGTAACGATAATGGGCGGTCATAATGAAAATTCTATTACATTTTTCTATCCGAATGGAGGGTATGTAGAGAAAGGAAGTTATAGCACTATTCCCATGTGGAGTGTACGCCTTATTTCCGCTTACGTGGAAACAGGATACGACCAATGGGAATGGAAATGGATGATACTTGAAACTAAAGGTTGTGATAATGGTTCGTGGTCTTAATATGGCACAGTTGATTGATAGGATAAATGATATAGAGAAAATAGGATTCGTGGTGAGAGGCCGCAAGATTGATGGTGACTTAGTAACAGTTTCCATCGGACTTCTCAACTCCACTAAGACAGGTGGGACAAGGGGGCGGCTTGGTGCCAACGAACTTCCGCACATACTGAACATGATTCGCAGGAGTGCACAGATGAATCCTGACGCACACGTAGGCTTCGACTACACCCTAACGGACATTGACGGCGTAGAGGGTGGCTTCCCGATGACAGAGGGCTTCGGCTTCCCCTATTTGCTCGACTTCGAGATAAAAGATAACCAAAGTATAACTTAACAAACAGCAAACAAGATGGCAATACTTAAAACACCTAATACAATGATAGTACCCATAGCGGTAAATTCCGGCAAATCCTTTGCGGAGCAAATTAAAAAGGAGCACTGCATTTATACTATCTACACACAGCACGACCTTAAAGGTGAGACGGTAACACTTCCCCGTGGTTCTGTGCTTGTATTCCACGGAAATGGAGCACTGCTTAATGGCACCATAATTGGCAAGGATGGAATTATACAGGCAGAGGAAAAAGTGTTCTATGATGTTCAAGTCAAAGGAACATGGAAATGCGCCGGAAATGTCGGATGGTTTGCAGAAAGCTGCTACACTATTGAGAGAAAAGGCGTGTGTTACATTTCGCATCGTGTGGATGATACCGCCGGACTGCAAGCAGCACTTGATTCCGCTTTCCGAGAGCTGATAGTGCCTCCGAGACTTTTCTATATCGGCAGAACGCTCGTACTGCGCAAGGAAAAGAAGATCGTTATGCAAGGCAGCGGCATGAGGCTTGCATTGGAACAGTGCCAGACAAACATGATGAACACAGCCATACTGTTTACTGACCTTGACATCGACTTGCTGAGTATCGCAGTGAATGAGGGGATGTCCTTCAATCAGAACATGGTCGAGATTCAGGGAGGGAACTTTGACGTTAGCCTCTGTCAGGACTACCATCACAACTGCATTGAGGTGAGGTCTGACAATAACGAAAAGGTGTGGGGGCTTACAATTAACACCAACGTCAAAGGTAAGTACGGCAATACGCATGGCGTGGGCATAAACCTGAGTCCTGTTCAAAACATGCAGAGTACAGGCTATATCACCCAGGTACGAATCAATAGTACTGTCAGCAACTTTGGCGTAGGCGTGAAAGCCGTAAACTATATGGATATACCGACTGCTCACTATTATAACTGGTGCACGGACGTAACCATCGACGGTGCCGTTATCAACTGTCCTGTAGCCATCGACTGTGATACTGACGATTGCGATATTCGTGCAATGGTTCAAGCTGGCTATTTCTTTGATTCCAAAGATAATGATTCAGCATTGATTCGGTTGAACACCGCACGTGGAGCTATCAGCAGCAACGTGTTTGACATACGCTTGCAGGGAAGCGATGGCAAATGGTCTAACAACTATGCGCTCAATATCGTGCGCGAAGCGTGCGGTGTTGTGCCCTACGGCGCTTTCCTGGCACAGCTTGCCATCTACCTTGGAAATGACATCGTGACGGGGTATAAGGAGCGACTGAGAACTACTATACTGGAGAAATAACAATCAAACTGAATAGAACTATGGCAGCACAGAAAATTGGCTATCCCAACAAACAGAGCGGTTCGTTATGGACGAGCTCTAACGCAAATGAGGTTAAGGACGTAGTAAACTCCCATGCAGATAATATCGACAATGCCAATGAGAGGATAAACCTCCTCGGGCAGTCTGTATCGCAGCAGACAGAAAATATCAATGCCCTTTCCGAAAAGGCGCAGATACCGATAGTCCAGCACGCATCTTCTGAACAAAGGGCTTCGATAGTCCCGAATAAGCTCAATGTGTGGGGCGGTATGTCGTCATTGACGATAGCCCTCTTGTCTGGTGATTCTGGAGTGACCAACGAATATATGATACAGTTCACCGTCTCGTCAAGCAGCTTTTCTCTCTCATTTATAAACAGTGTTATATGGATGGATGAGCCGGATTGGGAAGTTGGATATACATACCAGGTCAGCGTCCTAAACGGTCTGGCAATAGCCGCAGGATGGGAGGGAGGCCAATATAACATCAACCTCATATCGGAGAGCGTCTATATCCGCACGAAGTCCAACGTTGCACCCATCATTTGGGATAGCGATGACCCGACTGGAGGCGGCGATTCAGCAGGTAAGTATAGCACTGATAACGGTTACCTGCCAATGGTTCACGTCACCAGCGGTGAGGTGGAGAGGAATGGTCTTGATGAACGTGTTGGCGATATAGGATTTTATGACGGAGATTCAAGCTATGGCGAATGTACGGCCACTGCAAAGGGTACTAATGCCACATGGCCGTATGAATGGTTAATTATCCGCACAAAGAACCCTTCAAGCCCTTGGACTGATTATGTGGGAGGCATGACACCATATAATAATTAGCTTGCTGATTGCATTAGAAATAGTGATATACTAGCATTGTCAATATGACTGTTTAGAAAAATACTTATCGGTGTTTATTCAAACTAAGCAATACTAATATGTGTTGCTTAGTTTTTGTGTTATCTTTGCGCCGATATTTAGTTTTGCTAATCAAAAATCAGAGTAATTATGACAATCAAAGAAAGAGTGCTTGCCGCTGTCAAAACGTCTTTCGCGAAGTACGGTTTGAAGGGTAAAGAACTTGAAAAACTTGCAGATGTCATCGTCGCCTCAAAGGGGCTGACAGACGAATCAAAGGATAATGATGTAAACGATGCTGTCACCGGTTACACATCATCGATGGAACTCTTGCAGAGCGTAGCTAACCGCTATGCTACTGATGTGGAAAAGAAGTATGAGGGTTATGTGAAGCCGGTCGAACCTCCTGTGGTGCCTCCGAAGCCAGATGAACCTCCTGCTATCGACCCCAATAAGCCCTTGACCCTCGCAGATGTTCAGAAACTGCTCGACCAACAGAAGCAGAGCCTCGAAGCAGCCAACAAGACCGCCATGGAAGAAGCACTCGCTCCTTTCAGGCAGAAAGAGGAGGCCGCCCGCCTGAGAACCTTGCTCGACGGCCATGAGAAGTTGAAGGACATTCCTCAGCATTTCCGTAACCTGTACACCCTCGACAAAGAGGAAAACCTTGACGCGAAAGCGGAAGAGGTGGCCGCTGGCTACCAGGCCATGAAAGCCGAAATGTTCAAGAGCGGAACGGTTGTTGAAGCCCCCAAGGCTGCAAGCGAGGCCGACGAAGACGAAGAGGTGATTAGTATGCTGAAGAAAGTGAACGAAAAACCAACCACTCAAACCAAGTAAACAATGGATTACAAGAGAGAATCATTTGAGCATGTCCAGGAGGGCAAGTGGGATTCCGAAAGCTGCGTCCGTTGCATTGCCGGTCTTGACTTCGACAAAACATGTCTGCCCGACGGCACGAAGCGCGTCCCCAAGGGCGCGGTGCTTGCCAAGAAGCTGACTTCTTCGGGCTATAAGGCCGTGATTGTGAAGACCGCCGTGGCACAGGCCAACGCCGCAGCCAGCGATACCTCGCTGAAAGTCCTCAAAGGACACCTGTTGAAGGTGGGTGATAAGATTGCAGGAAGCACCATTTCTGCCATCGACACCTCCAACGAGGATTATGATACCTTGACCGTCGGCGCTCTCGCCGCCAAGGTGGATAAGGACACTGTCGCCAATGACGAAAATGTGGATAACATTCTTGGCCTGAACTATGCCACCACGAAGATGGATGCCTATCCTTCGGTGACGTACACCATCCAGGCCTATGAGATTGAGGAGGCCTCTCTCCCCTGGCCGATTAACGATGCCATCAAGGAGAAACTCACCAGCCGCCATCACTTCGCACTGGATTTCTCGGAGCACTCCTAATGTATTAACCACTCTAAAGAAGAAAGAATATGGCTACATTAATTGAGACACTCACTAAGCCGAAGGTCTTTGAGTCTTTCATCTCGGAGAACATGAAGAATGCCACCTATCATTCGGTGGCCAAGCCTGAAATGGATATCGAGTATGAGCCGGGCAAGGCTTATTCGGCATACGTGGCAGAGTATAAGGCCGCTATGGCGGGTTCTATCGTCGATAAGAACGGTAAGAAACCTATCCATGAGCTTCCGACCGCTGACCAGCTGACGGGTACCATCGCCCGCATCGCCGATAAGTGGCAGATGGATAACGAGAAGCTCGACCACTACTTCTATCTGGAGCAGCGGTACCAGAGCCGCGTCCGCAATTACACCGACGAGCAGAAAATTGCCGAGTACAAGAAGATTGTGGACTATCTCTTCAAGCCCTATGGCATTGCTGTCGTCGCTCCATGGAAGCGTGTTGACCTTTGCTATTTCGAGGGCCTGTTCAATGGCTATCAGGATGTCACTCTCGATAATAACGCGAAGTCTGGCGTCCGCTTCCAGTTCGACCTCGGCGTTGCCAAGTTCAAGGCACTCGTCGCTGCTTGGGGCCAGAGCAACGCTACCCCTGTTGAGGACATCCAGCAGGTGGCCCTCTATGCAGAGAGCAAGGGTAAGAGCATTCGCCGTGTGCGAATGAGCCGTGCTACCTATTTCAAGATGTGCAAGGCAAGTCAGTTCCAGTCTCAGTTCACTCTGAAACTGAATAAGTCGAACATTCTGCCTGCTGGTATCGTGCCGCTCGCTGCTGTCAACGAGTATCTGGAGAGCATACAGCTGCCGACCATCGAGATTATGTCACCCACTCCTGTAGAGCTGCCCAAGGGCGGAACTATCAATATGATTCCTGATAACAGGGTATCATTCCTGTTCGCCGAGAAGGTGGCCGTCCTGAAGATGGCTGACAGCGTGGAGAAGATTGATAAGCTGCCCAATAAGGTCTACACGACATACGACGAGAACCTTATCGGTTCTTGGCGCACCGAAGAGGGCCGCTTCCTCGACTATGAAATGTGGGCTACCCCTGTGTTCTCTGGAAAGGATGACATGGCCATCCTCCAAACTGACCAGGTGTAAATCTAAACTCTTAACAAAGTTGACGTAACCATGACTATCAGGGAAGCAGTAGCAGCAGAAATCGAGCCGTATGTCCTCAGTGACAATGCGGTCGGTAAGGCCATCAGAAGCAGTTTCTACCGTTTCGGCGGGAACGCCAGTATCGACCCAGAGGGCGATTACTCGCCCGTGGACGATAAGCAGATTGGCTTTGCTGCCATGCTTCTGCTCGGTCAGCTTCTGTCTCTCACGAACGAGAAAGTTGACGTGATCTCCAATTCTTATGACAACGAGGAGCTTGAAAAAGCCATCAAGGCCATAGCAAATAGGATTGGGGTGAGCGCCGACCTCGTTCTGGGAGGTCAGGGCGACACGGTGACCTACTGCGGCAATATGTGGTAAGCTATGAAACTGGATGACCAACTATTCGTGACCGTCGTGACCGGAGGGGGATATGATGAGAATCTCGACCCCATCGACCCGACAGAGGAGGAAACCCTATTTGGCAAGTGCTTCATCGGCTTCAACACCAAGGCTGAGAAAGTGACCCTCAACGACGGCAAGGAATACATCTACAGCTACTACATCATCGCCCCACTCACGAAGCAGAACTACCCGCTCATCCCCAAGGAGGGCGCACAGGTAAGATTCGTGAAGAAAGACGGCACCATCGATAAGTCTATGACCGTGCAGGGGTTTGTCACCCTGAAAGAGCGATATTTGAAAATCTGGGTATGAGGCATGGCAAAGGCGGAGTTCAAGGTCAATGGACTGAAAGCCCTGCGTGAACGGCTGGCGAAAGCCCGCGATGCGCTCAATATGAAACTGGAAATCAGACTTGCATATCTGGGCGAACAGGCGGCGACACACGCCAAGGAGCACAAGGGCTATCACGACAGGACCGCCAACCTGAAAAACTCCATCAGCTACGTGCTCTACCACGACGGCCAGCCCATTCAGACAGGCATAGGCCACGCGGAGCAAGGCACCGACACCATGACCACCGCCCAGCTCGACTCCCAAATCAGGGAGAATATCGAATCATTCGCCCAGGAGCATGTGCAGCCGAAAGGCTATACGCTGATAGTCGTTGCCGGCATGAACTACGGCAAGCACGTAGAGGATAAGGGTTATAACGTACTATATCTTACCCGGTATTTCATGGAGACAGAGTTGAAGAAACTCATTCAGGAAATTCTCGATGACGTAAAGAACGGGAAAATATGACAGGACTTGAAGCAGTGACAGCGGTGGCGCTCTATCTCGACGCGAATAAAGCAACCATCTTTGGCGAAAGGGGTGGCCGCGTGTTCAAGTATGAGAAAAAGAAGGGTTATACTGGTGATTATATCGCCGTGAATAATCTTCCCTTCATTCACCGCAATAGCTCACAGACGGACACTGTCAATGTGAATGTTCACGTCAAGGATTTAGATACAGAGGAGCCTAATACTAAACGGCTTGCTGAGATTGTGAACGAGGTGGTCGATATGTTCAATTTCACGGATGGCGTAAAACTTGGCCAGGCCTATTTCAGGTATTTCGCCGACAGCAGACCAACTCCCGATAGGGATAGTACTTCATACGTGAACATACAAATCGACTGCATCCATACAGATGAAAAAATATTAACAGAAAATTAATCATTTTGAATTATTATGGCAAGAAAGAAGATTATCGGTTGGGGCAAGAACTCCAACAAAGAGACGATAAACGGCTCTTCCACGACCTATGACGACATCGTCATAAACAGCACCTCCCTGTCCGTAGAGGAGGGAGAGGAGCAGGAGGCTCAGATTGAGGGTGGCGAGGCTGAGGCCCGCAAGAAGAACCCCGACAAGTATATCCTCGAATCAGAACGCCGTATCGATGACCCCAGCGATGTCAACGATGTGCTGGGTTTCACCGAGGAGGTGGATAGCATCGAGGTAGAGCCTCAGGAGGTCGGTGCCGTGGGCGTAACGCTCATCAATCCCTCACGACACGTGACTGTCACTTATGACACCACGGATGGCTTGAAGGCCAAGTACACCTACAAGACCAAGGGTGCCACCGACAGCAACGGCAGGCTGACCGATATCACCTTCCAGAAGAAGGTCAGCAATGCGGCCTATATTGAGGTTTCCAGCACCACGGGCAAGAATCCTAAGAACGAGGGCTGGTATATCAAGAACGGTAACGTCTATATCCCGTCCTTAGACACCACGCCCCAGACAGGCGTGACCTACTATTCGCGGGGATAGCCCTTGAACCACAGAGACCGCCGCTCTTCAGGAAAAGGGCGGCGGTCATTATGTTTTAACCATGGAAGAAAAAAAGCAGGATATATCGCCCATTCTCGCTGAGGTCATCACCGGGGCAAGGCATCGCTACTGGGTGGCGGAAAGGCCTTTCTGCCTCTATCCCGTCACATGGGCAAAGACGTTCAAGGCTGCAGAGATAGTCAAGAGCCTTAACATGAATCCTGTGGTCCTGAAGATGAACCCTTATATTGAAGCTCTGAGGCTGGCAGAGAAGAGTCCAGATGAATGTTGTGCGCTCATTTCCCTGCACTCTACTGCGAATACCATGGAAGATTTCTTCGACGATGACAATTTCAGGGAGCGTACACAGTTCCTACGTGCGCATCTGTCACGCGAGGGAATGGCCATGCTCTTTGTCTATGTACTGACAGCCGATAGGACTGACCAGCTCATAAAGTTCTACGGAATAGACTTTGAGAACGAGAAGGTGAAGAAGATTCTGGAGATAAAATCCAAGAGCAAAAGCACCAGTGTCTCATACGGCGGCAAGAGCATATTTGGAATACAATTCTCGCAGTTGAAGGAAATGGGCTACTCTGACAACGAAATACTCTATGAACGGCCCTACACGTTCATTCAGATGATGGTTTCCGACAAACCGAATAGCATATATCTCTCAGAAGAGGAGTTCCAATCACTGCCTCAGAAATATGGCGGTAGCTTGATGGTTGCCGATGATCCGACCAATATAGCCGACCTTGAAAAGTATCTTGGAGATAAAGGCATGAGCATCTATGAAAGCGACTGATAATAAAAATTCTGAAACCCTTTTCGGCGTGACATTCCAGAAGGATGACGCATACTTTTTCGCAACCATCAAGGATATTCACGGCTATATCGTTCAGGCACTTGAAAAAATTTCACGCTGCGCCAATAAATAGATTATACCTTAGAGGCTATTCTCTATTTCTTTTTCTTTATCCTTAATCCCTATTTTGGGACTTGATAGCCCCATTTTCATAATTGCTTGATATTCAAAGATATTTTTAATCGCTATTTGAAAACAAGCTAATTCCAAAATTCAATTTAATATTATGAAAGGATTCTGACCATATTTTAAAAGCCTAAGTCTGTAAGATAGCAGAATCCTAATCAATTTTCCTATTTTACTAAGCGTAATTATTAAGTAGTATTATATTTTCCTAATCAAAACTTAATTTTATATTAGGAATATATAATTTATCTTAATTTCTAATAGTTTTTAGAGAAAAAGTTAGGTTTGCTTAGTTTTTCTTCATAATTTTGCTGCGTCAAAGCGACAATCTGAGTTTAACACACTAAATTTTCATAACAATGACACAGCAAGAATTTACACAGCGCACAGGCTACACTCCAGCAACAGAAGAGGTACAAGGCCATTGAAATGATGTACCTGGAAGCAGGAGAGTCAGTTGATAAGGACCTGTTCTGCAAAGAATGGATGAAGCATAAGGATAGCAACCTCCTCAGAATATTCTACCGCAGAGCAATGGAGAATATGGAAAAGCTCAACTATTATGATGAAATGCGTACCAAGACTGCCCAGCTTCTTATCCGAAAGGCTGCTGAGTTCGATGATATTACCATGTACAATGAGGCCGTGAAGCTCATTGGCCAGAAAAGGGTAGTACTCTTCAAAATCAAAGAGGGGACAGAACTCAATGCAGCAGACCTTGAATATATAACCGATAACCTCCAGTAAGACTATGTTTGCAATTTATCTCATTCTGGTGCTGGGATGGATGATATATTCATCCCACACCCCTAAGGAATGGCGAGAGATACTCGACAACGTGGAAGAGTAAGACCATTCAATATTTATTCACTATAAGTTTAACGCACTAAAAGTTCACTACAATGATTATTTCAGATTTTGGCGCAATGCCACAGGCACAGTCCACTCCTACTATGGAAGTGGCAAAGGTGATTCGGAATCAGAACCAGTTTTTCGATTTCGACAAATGCAAGGTTCAGGTGCTCACGCTCGATCAGTTGAAGCGCACGAACAAGGAGAATCGCGGTGATGATCGCAGCTGCCCTCATGGCATCTATCATTTCGTCCTCATTCAGCAGATTCTCGACATGTGTAACAAGCATGGCTACGACGCAGAGGTGTACGACCTTTTTGCCACCAACAACCGTGATAAGCAGACACCGGGCGTTTCTCTCTACCCAGAGCTGGAACAGAGGTATGGACAGCGAGCCGTCGAGGCCCACACTCTTCGCCGTGTATATGCCAATATCCGGCTAAAGAACTTCGACACCCCGGAACTGACCACCAACCTCGCCATCAGCTATACACAGAAGGGCATACAGGTTGGTTTCGGAAGGAACGTCAAGATATGCCATAACCAGTGTATGCTCGGAAGCGGTCGCTTCGCCTCTGACTATTCGGCACGTACCGATGTTCCGAAGATGGGGCTTGACGGTATTCTGAGAACCATAGGAGGCTGGCTCTCCGATGCGGAGCATCTTGTCATCACCGACGATGATACCATAGAGCGCATGAAGCAGACGGTGCTCACACCAGAGCAACTATTTATTATCATTGGTATGCTGATGACCATCCGCGTTCAGAGCGACACCAGTATAAAGAGCATCCGAAGGAGCGGCAACGTCTATCCGCTGAACCAGGCACAGATATCGAAGTTTACGGAATCGCTGCTGGTGAAGCAGCAAGAGGAGGGCCGCATAACGGCCTGGTCGTTCTACAACTGCGCTACCGACCTCTATAAGCCAGAAACGGCAGAGACGAACCTCATTCTCCCGCAGAACCTGTCAATGATGGAGTTCATGCGAAACCAGCAAATCTTTGTCTGAATAACCCAAATTGCGAGGGGGTGCCTTTAACGGCATCACCCCTCGCAATAACAGAATAAGAAGATTATGAGCGTGAAAGAAGCATTACAGAACGTCATGAACGATTTCAATACGCGGAAAGTCCAGCGGATAGAGCTGCTATGGGCAGACGGGAATCGCACGGGAATAGGCAACCCAAGAGCCTTGAACGTGGCCATGGGAGCACTCAAAGCAGAATTGGAGAGACAAATATCAGAACTATAACTCTGGAAAATATGGCAAAGGAAAAATACAGACTGGTGGGCAGCAAGACTTGTAATCAAGTTCTTCATAAGCACCCTGACTATAAGGTGTTCTATCGTGCCGGATTCGCCTTTCGCGGTGCCGGTGAGCGTGAGGATGACAAACTGCCCCATGAGGAATATATCTGGCAAGAGCGCCGCAAGCGCGTACTCACCTTCGAGGATCGTATGCAGCGACGTTACGACTGGGCAGCTGCCCTTGATATTGATATTGACCACGATGCCAAGGAAATTCATATCAATGGATTCTCTGAGAATGATTTATTATAACCCTTAAAACCAAAAAGCAAAATGAGAAGCAGAACAGCAGAATGGTTTGAAGTCAAAATCGCCTATGAAAAGACGATGGATGACGGACTCCAGAAAAAGGTCAAAGAGACCTACGTAGTTGATGCCCTCTCCTTCACAGAGGGCGAGAACCGTGCCATGGATGAAATGGCCGCCTATATCAGCGGCGAGTTCAACGTGGCAGACATGAAGAAAGCCTCCTATAAAGAGATTTTCTTTAGTGATCTTGACACCTCCGACCGCTGGTACAAAGCCAAGCTACAGTTCATCACCATTGACGAGCGGACAGAAAAGGAGAAACGGAGCAACGTCTGGTACCTCGTTCAGGCTGGCTCGTTCAACGGTGCCGTGAAAATCATTGACGAGGTGATGGGTGGCACGATGATTGACTATGTCATCGCCTCTATGGCTGAGACTACTATCATGGACGTTTTCGAGTACAGTAAAAAGGAGAATGAAGATGGCAATGACGGAGAAGATAAACAGGCTTAACGAGCTGAAAGCCGAATATCAGAACCTGCGTAACGGCAATGCGGTGGTGAGCGTTCAGCTCAATACCGCCGCCGTTCCCTTCCTGATAAAGAACAGAGTGGTGATAAACAGGGTGCTTGACCTGCTTATCGCCGAATGTCAAACCCAGATACATGAGGAATTATCAAATGAGTAGCAAGAACAATAACATTATCGTCGAGCTGACTTTCAAGAGCACCGGCAAGACAGAGTATTTCAAGACGCTCACAGAGATCTTCGAGAAATACGAACGCGCCGACGTAGGCATCGGCATCCAGGCACTCTGGAATGCCATGTCACCCGCAAAGGGTAACGGACGCTATGAGAACAAGCAGGTAAGCATCAAGTTGAAGGAACCGAAAATATGGGAGTAGAGAATATGGAAACAATCGACACCAAGACCGCCATCACACATATCAAAGCGGTGGAAGATGAAATCTCAGGGCTGATGAACCAGCTTAATAAATACTATTCGCAGAATAGGTGCAAAATGCCTGGCGACGTAAAGCAGAGCCGGATAAATATGGGAAAGGCCATTGGGCATCTGCGCAGGGCCAAGTTCTATCTCATTCAGGCAATGATTAGGAAATAGAGTTTAACGCACTAAAACATTCACAACAATGGAATCACAAGTATTGACCTCTGAGGGCGCGAACTATAACATCCAGCCCCAGAACAATAGAGACTTCACACATGACGAGCTGGAAGGTATCGTCTGCGGAGCGGTAGGAACACTGCGACTGAGCAGCACTCAGATTATGGTATTCAATATTCAGGCAAAAGAGCAGGGCCTGCCCTATAACCCTCATGCCAGCCTCATTGCCGTGATAGCCAAGGGTGGCCATATATTTGGCGACGTACTCCTCTGCGAACCACAGATGCTGCAGAATTAACGCAATTATTCACTTAATACCAGAAAGTCATGTTAGGAGCAATTATCGGGGACATCGTAGGCTCATGCTTCGAGTTCCATAACACAAAAAAGTATCATTTCGGGCCTCTGTTCACACCCGAATGTCAGTTCACCGACGACACCATCTGCACTGTGGCCATTGCCGATGCTATCCTCAACGGCAGCAATGACTATGCCAGCTACCTGCAGATGTGGTGCAATAAGTACCCTCACCCCATGGGAGGCTACGGCGCATCTTTCTCCCGCTGGATTCACGACATCGAGGCCAAGCCTTACTATAGTTTCGGCAATGGTGCAGCCATGCGGGTAAGCCCCGTGGCATGGGCAAACACCAAATCATCGGAAGTGATTGCCATGGCCATTGACACGGCTCAGGTCTCCCATAATCATCCAGAGGGCATCAAAGGGGCTGTCGTGACGGCATTAGCCATCTTCACGCTTTTCTCTGGCCGGAAGGATTGCCTAAAGGCTATGGAAGCACTGTTCTATGACCCTAAGGCCAAATACCAACGCGGGAAGTTCGACGAGACGTGTCAGGGTACGGTTCCCGTGGCCCTGCGCATCATAGATGAAAGCCAGGACTTCGAGGATGCCATCCGGCTCACCATGCGCTGGGGCGGCGACTCTGACACACTCGGTGCCATCGTCGGCAGTATGGCCGAAGCATTGTACGGCATACCTATACCTATCAAGAATGAAGCCCTGGAGTATCTTCCAGAAGAAATGCGCAAAGTGATAGCAAGGTTCTATAATGAATACGAAGGAAATGGAAAGGCTCAAAGATGACAAAGGCAATATGACCACCGCCGTAATGCTCTCCAAATCGGAGTTCGATTCTCTCCTGAGGATGGCCAGTCAGAAACAGGCAGAAAAGGCTCAAAGAGCCATCAGGAGGTGGGAGCTGGCATTTAAACAATCAAGAATGAAATTCTAAAAGAAAGGACAGTAATATGATGGCAAAATGTATCAAGACCGATGACGAGAATATCTTGAAAGTCGGCGAAGTGTATAACCTGAAACGCAAGGAAGGAACCGCATACGACATTCAAGGCACTGGCCTCGTAGTCTCTGAGGATTCCGTCAGCGAGTATTTCACATTCCCCCAACCTTAGAAATTATGATAGTATTAGCATTTGTAACTGTACTGGTGTTCATCGGGTGGCTCTTCGGAGTTCCCACAGACCCATATAATGATAAGACAAGCAGCAAGCGTATTGTCGAGATTATCAAAGCCCTGCGCGACTCTGACGAGTTCATTGAGGATATCTATACTCGCGGCAGCTGCTTCAAGTTCTATGAGTTCCTGGCCGTCCTTTTCGGTCCTGAGAACGTGGAACCTTACTTCTCTTTGGATAAGGCTCACGTAGTGGCGAAGATTGACGGTCGGCTCTATGATATTCGCGGGATGATTGACCGTAAATATGAAACGAACTACGCCCCGATGCTGCCAAGTGAAATCGAGGAGGCAAGGCACTGGAGTTTCAGCGGGAACTATCTGCTTCAGCTTACGGAATGTCCCCACTGCGACGAACCCATCACCTTCCCAAGTTATGACTATAAAATCAAGAAATCATAAGTATGAGCAATATCAAATTACTATACATCGACCTATTCTGCGGAGCCGGAGGCACTTCAACTGGAGTTGAATATGCCAGACTCAACGGCGAGAAATGCGCCAAGGTCATCGCCTGTGTGAACCATGATCCAAACGCGATTCTCTCCCATGCCGCCAACCATCCTTATACGCTTCATTTCACCGAAGACATCAGGACGCTGGAACTGACACCGCTCATTCAGCACCTGAATAAGATGCGAACGCAATACCCTGAGGCATACGTCGTGCTATGGGCCTCACTTGAATGTACGAACTTCAGCCGAGCTAAAGGTGGCCAGCCTCGTGATGCCGACAGCCGCACACTCGCCGAACATCTGTTCCGATATATCGAGGCCATCAATCCTCATTTCATCCAGATAGAGAATGTCGAGGAGTTCATGTGCTGGGGTGCCCTTGATGAAAACGGAAAGCCCGTGAGCAAAGACCAGGGCAGCGACTATATGCGATGGGTTAGTAATGTTCGGAGCTATGGCTATAGCTTTGACTGGCGCGTCCTGAATGCCGCAGATTTTGGCGCATATACGAGCCGTAAACGTTTTTTCGGGCAGTTCGCCAAGGTTGGCCTACCAATCGCCTTTCCCGCGCAGTCCTACGCGAAATATGGTGATGAAGGTGGAATGTTCCATCAGTACAAGAAATGGAAAGCCGTGCGTGAGGTTCTTGACCTCGACGATGACGGCGAAAGCATTTTTGCAAAGAAGAAGCCGCTTTGTGAAAAAACTCTGGAGCGTATATATGCCGGACTGGTGAAGTTCGTGGCTGGAGGCAAGAAGCGACATGAGGCATGGATTTTGAAATATAACTCCATGAAGCAAAACCATCATAATGCTCCATCCATTGACGAGCCTTGCCCAACGGTGGCATGTCAGAATCGCCTCGGACTGGTGAAGTGTCAGTTCCTCTCAAAGCAGTTCAGCGGCGACCCATCAGGAAAGAATATCGGGCTGGAGCAACCTGCAGGAGCTGTAACATGCAAAGACCATCACGCCTTTGTGACCGCCTACTACGGCAATGGATTCAATAGCAGTATTGACGAGCCGTCGCCCACATTAACCACAAAAGACCGAATTTCACTGGTAACTACACAATTTCTGGACAGCCAGTATGGCAACGGCAATCCAGCGTCGGTGGATGCACCATCGCCGACGGTGGTCAACAACCCTAAGCAAAGCCTTGTGACCTGCAAACCGTGGGTGATGAACACCAACTTTAATAATGTTGGCAGCTCTATTGATGAACCTGCACCGGTAGTTACAGCCAATCATAAGTACCATTACTTGATGAATCCACAGTTTGCTTCTGCTGGTGGCTCGGTGGATAACCCCTGCTTCACACTCATTGCCCGCATGGATAAGATGCCTCCATATCTGATAACCACCAAGGAGGGTGTGGTTGGTATTGCCATCTATGAGGACGATAGTCCCTGGACGCGCAAGGTCAAGGAGTTTATGGCCATGTACGGAATAGTAGATATCTGCATGCGTATGCTGAAGATAGTCGAGTTAAAGAAGATAATGGGCTTTCCTGCAGACTACACACTCATAGGCACTCAGGCAGAACAAAAGAAGTTCATCGGAAATGCCGTAGAGGTGAATATGAGCCGCGTCCTCTGTGAGGCCCTATGTAAGAGATTAACCAAATAAAAAGCAATAGCAGTATAATTATGGCAAATACAGATTTTTCTTATTGCAGGGGCGAGAGCTGCCCCAATCGCCGCCAGTGCAAGCGGTACACCGAAGGGCTGGAAGCAGCCAAAGAGACTGACAAAGAGCACAGCTGGATTCAGCGATGCCGCCACGCCAAGTTATTCATCCATAAGGACGGAAACGAAACAGTGAGTATATAAAACAATAACAAACCCTTAAAATACCAAACTAATATGAATACCCCAACAACACCAACCACCATTCAGAACATACGGCTTTACCTTATCCAGCCGTCAGTGCTTAACCCGCGAAAGACCATTGAGAAAGATGCTCTCCGCGAACTGGCCGACAATATCGCCAGGCAGGGGCTGCTCCAGCCCATCACCGTCAGGCCTGTTGACAAAGTTGTTATCAACCGGGACGGCACTACGGCGGGCGTAGAGTATGAGATTGTCTGCGGCGAGCGTCGCTACCGCGCCTGTTCGCTCCTTGCCCTCGAAACCATCCCCTGCATCGTCCGCGATATGACCGATGAAGAGGCTTTCGATGCCATGATTACCGAGAACCTGCAGCGGCGCGACGTTGACCCTATTGAGGAGGCCGAGGCATTCCATCTGCTTCAGGAGCGCGGCCAGAGTGTAGAGGAACTGGCACTACGTTTCGGTAAGTCTGAGAAATATGTCCGCGACCGCATGCGCCTCGTCTCTCTCAGTGAGCCATTGCAAAAGGCACTCTCCATCGGTCAGATACCATTGAAGGGTGCCTACCTCCTAAGCCGCCTCAACGAAGAGGACCAGCAAGAGTTCTTTGAAGACCAGCTCGACGGCGACCATGATATCAATATCACCGCCGACGATGTGGAAGAGTGGCTCGACCGCCATTTCCGTAACCTCTACAGCGCACCATTCCAAGAGAAAGAAAGCCTCCGCGAGATATGGAACCCCGACGGCCAGCTCATCCGCCGCTGCGACACCTGCGAGTGCAATACCCGCAACCATGGATGCCTCTTTGCCGACATGCAGAAGGATGAACCCCAGTGCATCGACGAGACATGCTTCAGCCGCAAGTGCGACATCTACAACGAATGGTTTGTCTCGCAGTATGCCGACCGCATTATCCGCGAGGGAGAGCCAGCCGCAGCAGGACGTATGCACATCATAGCCGAAGATCCTTACGGCGACGATGCCCGCAAGCGATACGACGCCCTCACGGAAAACCTCAGACAGAAGGGCTACCGCCTGTTCACCACGAAGGAACTCTCCCAATACTACGGCAACACCGACGAGCTGTTGAAGAAAGGCGAAGTGGTGGAGGGCATCAACCTCCGCGACCTATCCAACGGCTACTGCGTGCAGATACGCTACTTCCGCATCATAAAGAACAGCGGCTATGCGCAGACCAGCCAGCAAGACCAGCATTTCATGGTCTCCAAGCTCGTAGAGCGTGCCGCCTCCATCGAGACGGGCGCACAGCGCAAGACCATGAAGTTCGCCCGCGAACATTTCGACCGCGAGGCATACGTCAAGCGTCAGGACACGCTCAACCAGTGGGAGGAGAACATTATCCTCGCCATCCTATACGACCAGATGGAATACACCGACCGCGCCGACATCACCCCCGGTTGTAACTATTACGGCATACAGACATACCAGAAAGCAGCCGAACTCAGCAAAATGGAGGCATGGCAAAAAGCCATATTGAAGCGCAAGGCCATCGCCGCCTACTGCGCCAAGGAGCAGAACAAGGATTTCTTCATCGCTCTGGCCACCCGCCTCTCCCCAGAGGTCGAATCTTACGCCGCAGAGACACGCCAGGAAGCCCAGCAGCGCATAGACACCATCCACGATGAGCTGCGCGAAATGGGCTACGACGAAAACGGGAATTGTTATTAACAAGATTAAAGAGTTTGCGCTATGGAATTTATAATATCACGAAACGTGCTCCTGCGGGCCTTGAACCATACCCGCTGTGCCATTACAAAGGGGGAACTGAAAATGTTCAAGAACTTTGTGTTTACCTTCCCCGATGACCCCAAGGAAGCGACCATGACCGTTCATGCCTCTAACGGAGACGTATGGATTACAGAAACGGTGCTGCTCGACGCTCCAGCACAGGAGCCTCGCCCCATCACCGTCTGGTATGACGACCTCCTGCGCCCCATCAAGTCGCTCGAGGAACAGCCGCTGAAGTTCACCGTCGGCGAGTACCAGCTGAAAGTCACCCATTCTTGCGGTTCCTTCCGACTGCCACTCAGCAACCAGGCCGAAGAGTTCTTCGCATTCCCCCGCCCGCGTCCCGACGCTGAGGCAGAGGATGGCTATAGCATCGAATATGAGTCGCCGGGGCTGCGCTCCATCCTCTCGCGCCTTGCCTTCGCTATGGCACAGGATGAACTGCGGCCAGCCATGAACGGCGTTTTCGTCAACCTCACAGAATCCTATGCCGACTATGTTTCATCCGATGGCCACAGGCTTGTGCGTGTCCGTAAGAGTCCTGTTTACTGCGGTGGCATCGCAACCGTCCTGTCCTTTATCATTCCCGCCCCAATAGTGAGAACCCTCCTGCGCCTCCTGCCTACCACGGGCGATGTCAAGTTTGAATATCAGAAGGAACTATTGAAGGAAAAGACGCGGACCAATAGCAAAGGCAAGAAAGAGACATACACCGTCGTGGAGCGTAAGGCCGCTGCCCGCATCGTCATTGATGACAATCTCACGCTCACTTTCCTGACCGTCGAAGGTCGCTATCCCGCATATTGGAATGTCATTCCAGAAAACTATAATTTCCAGATGACCGTCGAGCGGCTGCCCCTCGTCAAGTCCGTTGACCGCCTCTCGCTATTCCAGCCAGACAGCGGCTTGTTGGAACTGAATATCAGCAAAGAAAATATACACCTCACAACAGAGGATGCCGATTTCAGCCTTGCAGGAGAGGAAACCGTGCCCTGTGAATGTGTCAAACACGACGGCACGGCCATGCAATCCCTGGGAATAGGCTTTAAGGCTCCTTCACTGGCAGCTACCCTAAAGGTTCTTTCCTCTGAGAAGGTCATCTTCCATATCACTGACGCTTCCCGTGCCTGCATCATCTTGCCGGTGCCTCAACCCGACGTAGAGGAGATAACCATGCTTCTCATGCCAATGCTTATCAATGACAGATGAAAAATCAAGTCCGTATGAAAACGTATTATCTGACCCTTTCGCAAGTGTTCCCCTCGACCCATCCACGGGCAGGGGAACCTACAGAGTTTGAAGAGGCTTTCCATTCTGGTCAGCCATTCCCAAAATATGAATCATTCTCCCAATACAAAAAGCTCCATACCATCCGGGCCAACTATGATTTTTGGGCTAAACGCTTCGAGAAGATAGCCAGAGGCGAAGCAATCCTGTTAATTAGACAATGGGTAGGCAAACCCTACGGAAAAGGCTCAACGCAACGCGAGATTGCCCGTCTGACCAGCGAGGATGGAATAGGCTTGCAGCGTCTTTCGTTTACGGTAGATGCTAACACATGTAAACGTGTAGCCCTCATAGACGGCATCACCCTTCCTTCCCTTCGGGTCCTGGCCAATAATGACGGCCTGTCCTTAGATGATTGGAACGACTGGTTCAGGGGCTATGACCTCTCGCATAACTTGGCAATTATCCATTTCACGAAATTCAGGTACTAACTATGTTTCCCGCTCCCGGCTCCACAGTTCACGTCCGCTGGTATGGCAAGACGCTGCAGGGCGAGGTAGTCCCCGATGACGGCCGCATCGCCATCTTTGCCTCAATGGTTCACGTCCGCGTTCCCATTCAGGGCACACCCGTCATCGCCGTGTTCTCGCCCTCCCACGTCTATGCCACCGCCGATGGCGTGCCAAACGGTTCTGCCGTCATGGAAAACTCTCCCGCATCGGGCGGTTACCCAGCCCTTTCGTCTATTGTCTGCGCTGCCAGCGCAGAAACCGCCGCTCCCTCCCCATCCTGGTCCACCCCTGCCCTCGATGCCCACCGTGCCCGCTACCGCCAGTTCAAGGCCGACCACTGGGATAATGAGCATAATCACCTCCACGTCGATACCCTCGAAGAGTTCTACCAGCTCTTTCGTGAAGGTGTGGCCCTACGGCAACGAAAGCAGCAGGAAAGCGAGCCGTCGCCCATTTTGGAACGGAAACCGTTAAAACCAGAACGGAAACAACCCAAAATCGAACAGATCCAACTTTCATTTCATTTTGATGAATAAACTAAAGAAATAGTAGTGAATATGACGAACGATGAAATAACCAAGTTTGAGAGCGGCTATAATGAAGGCTTCTTCTACGCCGCGCAAGCAGTGGCCAGCGCAGTTCTGCGCCTCATTGACAATCACCCTTCCTGGATGCTCAACACCGCACGCAGAGAATCTAAGGCACGGATAAAGATGGAGACTGAACGCATCCTCCGTAAGCGCGGCCTCATACCATATTCCTACGAGGTCATAATGGGAAGGGCAGAGGCCGTTGAAGTGGATTTCAATTTGGATTATTGACTATGGCAAGCAAACAAGAATCTCTCAATGACTACTACCAGATGGCCAAGGAAATCGCCAAGGTAGAAAAGGAACTCTCCATCGAGCAATGGGACTTTGTCACCATCGAAAGGAACGGCGATAAAGAATATGAGCATATACGCCTTTATAGCTATAACCTTCCCCGGCGTGTTGTAGAGAAATATGAATGGGTCATACGATGGCGTGCCGCACGGTTGCAATGCCAGTACCCACGATACACAATTACTGTCAGACATGGTCTTTATAAAAAGTTATGGGAGAGAATATCGGGATGCAGAAAGATATTGACATCTTTGTTGCAGCCAAGGCACAGCTTTCAAAACAGAAAAGGGTGCTTGCTGATTATATCGAATACCAACAGAATAATAATATGTTCTACAATGAAGAAACCGATGAACAGACCGTAAAATATAAGGAGAAATTAGCCATAAAAGAACAGAATGTGGCTGATGCAGAGGCTCGTTTGATAGAGAAAGTTAGGCTATACAAAAAATCGAAAGAAAGCAATGAGCACAATTCTAATAGAACGATTGAAGACGCTTGAATTGAAGCATAGACCTCAGGGACTGAAAAACCGTTCTCGTCTGCGTGTTTACTATGGCTGGGCAAAACTCGGCAAGATTCGTAAGCGCGAGGCCATCAGTATTATATATGAAAACGAAGAAGGAGTGGCTGATCATCATCGTATGGGCAGGGTCCTGCAGAAGGCCCAGCATACGGTTTACTGGAGGTATCAGTCTAATGAAGAGGCGCAAGATGCCAAACACGTCAATAGGGTATTTACAGAGTATTCCGTTTTCATGGATGATAAGAAGATACGGGGCAGTCTTGAAGCTGCTATTAGACAGAATAGCCTTTATGACCAAAAGAATGCCAGTCTTGCAGAGAGAACAAAGATTGCCAATGCACTACGCCAGTGGTATATGAGTGAACATAGAGGCTATAAAGAACCTGTCCGACAGCTGGAGTTAAATTTTATGTAGAGTATGGCGAAAAATCAACTATCCCTCACATTCGACTACGGCATCAGCCGTGAGCAGGCCTGCATCCTCTGCCATTTGTCGGCAGAATGTGAAAGATGCTGTATCAAATGCGTCGCCGAAGGAAAAAACGGCTCATGTAACGGTCAGATATGCAGTCAGCCCGTGCGCAATAATGATGGCCAGCGATGGGACGCATGGATGCACATACTGGAGAATATGCTGCCAGAGCTGGCACGATTCATAGCCCCAGAGCTGAGAAAGAAATATGGTATTAATAAACTGATAAAAAAAACGAAAAGAGTATGACTAACGAAATTCAGATTTTCAAAAATGACCAGTTCGGAGAAATCCGCACTGCTGGCACACCCGAAAAGCCGCTCTTCTGCCTTGTGGATATATGCAAGGCAATGGAACTGAGTACCGTCAAGAAAGTGAAGAACCGCCTCAGGAAAGATGGGGTGACTTCAATTCACCTCACCGATTCGCTCGGTCGTACACAAGATGCCACCTTCATCAATGAACAGAACCTGTACCTGCTTATCATGCGCTCAGACAAGCCTCAGGCCGAACCATTCCAAAATTGGGTTTGTGGCGAGGTACTGCCAGCCATCCGTAAGACTGGCGGCTACCTCGGAGCCGAAAACCTGAGCGATGACGAAATCATGGCAAAGGCGCTGGTGGTAGCTCAGAAGACCATTGAGCGCAAGGCTGTGGAGAACCGCCAGCTGAAAGGTGAGAACCATGCGCTGAGACTGGAGAACGCAAGGCTGGAAGGGGAGAATGTGCAACTGACAGCCGAGAACCAGGAACTGCGCCATGACAAGAATTACCTCGACCTGATTATGCGCTCCAAGGCCCTGCTCACCATTTCGCAGATAGCCCAGGACTACGGCATGAGCGGAAAGGCCATGAACAAGAAACTGGCTGAAATGGGTGTCCAGTACAGCATCAACGGCCAGTGGATTCTCTACGCGAAGTACAAGGATTGTGGCTATGTGTCGAGCCGTTCCATCGACATCACCCGCTCAGACGGCAGTCCAGACGTGGTGCTGCATACCGAATGGACACAAGCAGGGCGCAAGTTTCTCTACGAGCTATTGAAGAAACATAATATTATTCCACTAATCGAAAAATAGAATTATGAATTTAGAAAACATCGACAACCTCACCGTCAGCGAGAGCACCAAGAAATGGGTGCGCCGCATCGTGGAACTTGACGAACTCCAAGGCCGCATACATGACCAGATTAAAGCCATTAACGGCAGCGAGGCTGCAACCACAAACGTCATGGAGCGTGACTTCAAGGCATTCTCAGAGATTCACAAAAGCCTCCTACATCATCTTGGGGAGAGTATCTACGAGAATATTACCGACATTGGCTCCACGCAGATCTGAGCAATGATGAAAGGGAGGGCAACCAAATAGGCTGCCCTCCTTTGACTTTTAATATACAATACTAAGTAGTAAAAAGTATCTACAATGGGTAAGGAATGGTAATAAAACTTAGTATTTACTTAGTATCACTTAAAAAATCTTATCATTCGGTAACTTTTTTCTCATTTTATTAGGTTATAAAGGATAAAACTAATAATTTTGGTGTAGTAATTAACAATTCAGCCCTACGGCAACACGGATAAGCCGCATAATATGACAACACTGATGAATGATAATTTCCAGAAGACCAACAAAAAGGTGCGCATCACTTTCGGCGGATGGGATGGCAAGTCTTACAATGGCGAAGCCGTCAACCTCTCAGCCTTCACAAACCCAGCCTATCCTGATATGACTTTCGTCCGTACACGTAAGGTTGTCCGCACACATAAGGGCAAAGCCCTCTGTTTCATCTATCATGAAGTGACTAATGAGAGCCACCCCGTTTCAGGCGAGAAGATGGTGAGAGTGTTCTGTTTCTTTGATAACAACCTTTAATACCCAATATAATTATGAGTACAACTATCGAGATTAAGAGAACGCCCCTTGGCAAAAGCTATTGGAATAACGAAGGGGCCTATGAGAAAGAAGCCAATGAACTGTATAACGAATTGGTTCCACCAATGGGAGAGGCTGAGACAGTCAACGGCGAACTGGTAAGAATTGTCAACCGCCTCTACTATGAGTATTGTAACAACGGCAATATGAATGCCCGCTATGAACAGCCAGTAGAGCGTCATTGTTCATGGTATGAAGATGACGATGAGGATGAATATGACATCGTTCTGGATGATGGATATGAGGCAATGATTGAATACCTCAGTAAGACCGTCAATAACGCCGAACTGAACGATGTTATGGAGCGTATCAAGGAAATCATTCTGAGCGAGAGAAGCACCTTCGATGATGAAGATATGCACACCTACGATACCATGATAGATATTGTGACCCACTACGTCCTGACCCATGAGAACAAGAAACGATAATTTAGGGTGAATCCATTTGAGGTGGTACGCTGGGATGCGAGTTCCCGGCACCCACAACGAACGTTCGGCTGGACGACCAGCAAGGAGAGTTATCCGCATTTTCGGTGGCGAAGCCCCTCTGAAGTGGCTCTCTCCATAAGCAAAAGGCACTTGAAAGTGGGCGCAAAGTCGAGCCAACAAAGAGAGGATAAAACTGTGTTGGGGCTTTTAGAACTGTGGCCAGACCAGTCCGAACATGCCACGCGAAAAGGTTTTGGCACGTCGATGCCAGTCAGGGACGAAAATGCACTGGGAGCAGGCAACGGCTTAATGAGTAACATTGGGCGATAAAGGAAAGCGCAGGTGAGACCGCCTATATGGGGATGTTCCCCGATAAGAGTTCATTTCAAGCGATTTCCCGCGCTTCCCCACCGCGAAATGAGTAGATGCAAGCCAAAGCAGTTCATCGAGCGGAGAGGCGCGGGAAAACGCTGTTTCTAAGCCTCATATAGACTCAGGTCGATGGCATCTTTCTTCCTCCATCCTTTGGCGACTGTCTGCTCTATATAAGCGACGCCGCCAAGGTAGAACTCAGCCAGTTCGTCAATATCCTGGAATGTCTCGTAAATGGCATTTTTCTCCTCATCTTCACTAATCTTATAGGTCATGGGGAATGTAACAAACTGCGGGTACATTCGCGCCGCGTCGTGCTTGGCTTTATAATTACTCTGGTTCTCCTGTGAGAGCCATACCTTCACCGTCTGACCTTCACTGGCCCCATGCCTGACCGTCCATTTGTAGCCAGAGAGGATGGCCGCATCAGTCTGCTGGTCGTACCAGTCAGTGATAGTGTCCTTTATCTCTTCCTTGGTCGGTTTATGGGGAAAGTCCTCCTCCATAAAGGTTACGGCACCATCCTCGCCCGGCTGCACATCCCATCGGATGCGCCACTTGTCACGGACGGGGTTCACACACTCTATCAGCTGCACGTCAGCTGTTCCTTCGCTTCTTCTCATATCCTAATATTTTTGTGATTTTATTTGGTGGTTTCAATTATTGTTCGTAACTTTGCACCCAGAAAGCAGAATTTCAAGTTACCCTCCGTCCACACCTTTCGTGTGAGACACACGAGGGAGGCGACGGAAAGGCTGCTTTTATCTTTTGTACACCCTCAGATAGTACAAGGCGTTTACGTCTCTGTTGCATTTCACCTTCCACTCCAGCACATTGTTGCCGATGACACTTTCATAGACCCTGAAGAATGAATCTGGATGATCTCTTTCTTGCTCTGACGGGTTTGTAAGGCCAGCAGTCGGAAATAATTCGTGCGCTTTTTTGGCATACTCCAATTTTAGGGTATAGAGGGGGTCGTCTTGGTATTTTGAGATTATTTCATCATAGAATTTTCTGTTTATGATAACATCCAGTCCATCCATGTCTTTTATCTCAAATCTCTTGGCGGAAAATTTGCCGACAGTAGTCTCTGGTAAGTTCTGCTTGTACCATTCAACTAATTCTTTTTGTGCTTTTTTTATGGAAGCGCGGTTGGAGTGTGTAGTCGTATCCCGCTGGTCGTGGATGTCTTTCGATGGCACTGTCTTTACCCCCTCAAATAGCCCCATTCTCTTCTGCTCCGCCTCGCTGAACCATCTCCGCATGTACTTTGGGTTGTCGCGCATGAAGTAGGGCGTGGTGCCGCGCTCATAGTAGCCGATGATCTTGTCGTGGTGGCCCTCCATGTACTTTCTGAATCCCTCCGGCACGTCCTTCACGGCGTTTGGCGACACGTAGGCGCTGATGTCCTCACCCTGCTGCTTGCGCCTGATGACTTCGTTCAGCTCCTCTTTGGAGCACAGTATCGGCGCACTGGCGCAGAGGCACTGCGGATGCCACCCGGCAAAGTTGAAGTCCTTCGGGTAGTCGCCCCACAGCTCGTCGCAGATGTCAGGCCGCGGATGCTCCGGGCTGCCCCAGACGCGGATGCCGATGACGAAGGGCTCGCGCTTCCACCGCTCGTTGTTGGCGTAGTGATACGACATGTTGATCTCGGAGCGCATAAGGCGCAAGGCGTTCCTGCGGGCCGAGCGGTAAGTGCCGGTGCCCACCTCCTCCAGCGGGGCACGGACGAAGTGTACCTTCCCGTCCTGCCCTATGACGCGGCGGTACCACTTCACCACGTCCTTCTTGCTGCCGTCCGACTGAACCACTTTCAGATGATAGCGGCGGTACATCATGTCGGGATCGTTGAGCTGCTGGCGCACGCGGCGCCCCAGTTCCTCGGCCGGCGTACCCTTGGCCAGCCCGTCGGTGATGACGTTCGACAGGGCCATCTCAAACTCCGCCTTCGCCTGCTGGGCGTAGTTCCACACGCGGTGCGACAGGCTCAGGCCACCGCCGGAGGGATGCAGGCGCTTTGCAAGGAACGCCTTCACGGCATTGCCTCGCACCTGCGCCAGCGCCTTCTTGCCAAGCATGGTGACGCCCGCAAGGTTCTTTGCGTCCTGGGCGAAGGCAAGGGCCACGCCGTCCTCTATGCCGTTGCGCAGCACGCGGATGTTCCTCTCCACGAAGCCATTGAATATCTCGTTGAGCCGCTCACGAAGCTCAGGGAAGCTGCCGAAGCCGAAGAGTGGGTGCTCCTCCAGTTCGGCAATGTCGAAGCCGAGTCTCGCCAGCTCCCTGATGAAGCCGTCGTAGAGCCTGCCAAGCAACGCGTCGTATGCCATGAACAGCCTGTAGAGTTCCTCCTGTTGTGCCCTGTTCTTTGCCATCTGCCGTTTTCTAATCTACACAGAGAGTGTTATCATACGGCAAAATTACTTAGTTTTGTTTATTTTCGTTTACTGTTGTTTAGTATTTGTGTTAACACCTATATTTTTTTACTTTTTCATCTCTTTTTCTTGCAAGTTCAACAGATATTCCGTACCTTTGCACAGCCCTTATTATGCCTAACAAGTAAAGAACGTCAAGTATGAGCAAGCTACCCAACGCGCCACTGGTTGAGGTCATCTTCGAGATACGCTGGAACTTCAACCCTGAAATTACGGATCTGGTCGCTGTCACAGACTGCCTTTACGATATGTTCAAGAGCGACTTGCCACATCGTGAATACAGTACGCTGCCGCTGCCGCCTGGTGTCACGCTGCCCATGAGGCTGGAGAAGACCTATTTCAGGAAAGAGCGTGGCGGTTACCCGCTCGTACAGGTAGCACCGGGCATCGTCTCGGTCAATACCGTTGATGCCGAGTATGAGTGGGAGGATTTCGCCTGTCTGGCCGAATCGGTTATGGAGCGGCTGGAGGGCTGCAAGGAGGTTGCGGGCAACATGGCGGGCGTGTCGCTGAAATACCTCGACTTCTACGAGTTCGACTTTGAGCACGGCAACGTATTCGACTTCGTCAATGAAAACTTCTGCCTACGGCTTGGCAATGACGCTGCAAGCAACATGCGCCCTTTGGGCATCAATGTGCAGTCGGACTACCAGACTCGCCTCGGCATCTTCTCGGTGAACATCAGCCGTGGAGGTGTGGGCGGCAAGGTGGGCTTGGTGATGAACACCTCCGTAAGCCTCGGCTATCCCGTTCTCCATACAGGCAAACTAAAGGAGTGGCTCGACGGTGCCCATGAGACGCTGAGCAATTATTTCAAGAAGGTTACGGAGGGCAGAATGTATAACAGCTTTAAATAACTACGGCTATGGGAAAGGACAAGAATGTAGCTCTGGCTATAGCTATGGCATTGGCTTATTCAACGTCAACGGCTTCCACTCTCTGTGAAGTGGGGGCACTGGGAACAGACTATGTACCCAGCTCCACGCTCGTTGCGTATGGCAATGAGCCTGTTGCCGACACAGAGGACGATGATGACTATTATGACTATCATCATGACGCCCCACCCGTGCCTGAGCAGAGCATGGAGGTGGAGATAACCATTATTGAGGAGCGGGAGGGCGAACTTGAAGTCCCCGACTACCTGTTTGAAGAAATTGAGATGTACGACTGATGGAATGGTATTCGAAAGTTGAGTTCAAGGAGGGGGTGAAGTTTGAGCAGGGCGACTTCATCCGGCGTTGTCCGTTCTATTCGGTCGTGAGCCAGGAGGGTGACAAGGCAAGGGCGGTGACGTCGGCATACGACGTGGTTGTCATCACGCAGTCATGCGACCTGGAGAATGACAAGGCCGACCGGGTGCTGGTAGCCCCGTGGATGCCCTTGGGCTATCATCTTGAACGCCATCTGCAGTCGATGCAGAAAGGAAAACCTGACAAGAAGGAACTCAACACGAAAGATAAACGCCATTTCTTCAGCAATCTGAAGGACGGCATCTACCATCGCTACCATCTCCTTGACTGTTGGCCGGATGGAGGGTTGGATGAGTTCCCCGTGGTGGACTTCGGCTTCGTGTTCTCTGTCAGCCTCCCCGAACTGACGCGCATTGCCATTGCCCAGAGATCCGTCATCCGCCTCAACTCCCCCTACAAGGAGCACCTCTCTCAGGCCTTCGCTCGCTACTTCATGCGGGTGGGACTTCCGTCAAGCATCAGGAACCCGTTCTGAGGAAACATCAGTATGCCCTGCCTATGACCATATCAGAGACCGTTGTCTGGTTCAACTCCATATATGAACTCAACAGGAAAGATGGCGAAGCGAAAAGCGATTTCTCCTGCATGCTCTTTTTGGGGGAACTTGGGGTGGCAGATATCGACGTCCACAAGTTCCTTGGTATAACGAAGTGCGACAGCCTTGCCACGGCGGAACGGCTTCTGGAGGCCATGAATACAGAAGGTTACTCTGTACGCCGAGGAGAGGAAAAGCCAGGTGAATACGGCATCGTTGCCGTCTGCCTTTACCGTAAAAGAAAAACGAATAACTAAAGACTAACCGAACATTATGGCTACAAATTCATTCAGGACCGTCTATGCCGAGAAGATATTCAGGCTTGCAGAAGAAAAGACGGACGAGATATACTACAATTCAAGTGCCGACCACGCAATCATCGTTCATCAGGCTCTGATGGGGAATGCCGCAGACTACGTGGACATCTTCAGCAGCAGCATGTGCTCCGAAATTTCAAACAATCAGGAGTACTGCCGTCTGGTGGACACCTTCCTCAAGTCAGACAAGAAACACCGCATCAACATCATCCTTACTGACTACGAGGACGGCTTCACGATGATGCCCATAGCAAAGACACTTTTACAGTACCCTTTGCAGGTGAGCATCAAGAGGTATGACGGGCGTGCCCTGTACAAGGGGAAGCCGGCCCATTTCACTGTGTCCGACGACCGGGCTTTCAGGCTGGAGACGGATATAGAACAGCACATGGCATTCGGGAATTTCAACTCTCCGAGACAGGCAACCGAGCTGAAGGGGCTGTTTGACAAGATATTCAACTCGCCGCTCTCAAGGACGGTCACCCCTTGTTAGTATAGGATGATGTGCAGTTTACAGCTTACAGACTTCAACGACCTGTATGAGATAGCCGTGGGCATCTCCATGGCGTATATCGTCGTGGAGTCCAAGGCAGGCAAGGCGTCATTCTTCAGCATACTCACCAAGATAACAGCCTCGGTAAGGGACTGGCTGCTGCACCACAACACCAAGCCGCAGCAGGAGGAGGAGACAGTGATTGCAAGGATAGACTACTACCTTGCTTCCGGCCTCCTACGCGAAGAGACAAAGGGAGGTCTGAAGAACATCAGCAAGAGAGCCGCAAAGGAAGTCCGTAAGATTAAAAAACTTGAAAAGTGGACTGAATGGAAGCTGAAATTTCACACTAAGACCGACTTTCTGAATGTCATTTCATGTGATTGTTTCCTCTATGGTCTCTTCATCTTGTTGGCGGGTGCCTTTCAGGACAAGTGCAACGCAGAAGTTGGGGGCCTTGTCCTCACGATGCTCGCTGCCATGGCCGCACTGCTCATCCACTGCCTTTGGTTTGAGAGGCTGGTGCTGTCTGGGTGGAAGAAGATAGTGCGGCCAAGCATACCATTGCACTGTCTGCTGCTGTCTGCTGCTATTGCCGTCGGCTTTTCCCGGTATTGTATCCCTGCGCTTGTAAGCAATCATGTGCTTGCCGTGATGTCGGTGATTGCCTGCTTCATCGGATTCATTGCCTACCTGTTGGCAAACATTCTTTCCAATGCCGCGTTGTCGCTCATCATTCTCGTGAAGATACTGAGGCTCGGCGTTTCAACAAAGAAGGCCAAGTCGCACAACGACGAGATAGACGAGTACAAGGAAGAGCTGGACGATATCGACAGGCAGCTGGGCGCGGCAGAACTGGCGACGGATTTCAGCATGACCGCCGACGAAGCCCAGACGCAGCAATAATTTGGCTTGAAAAAAGAGAAAAGGAGACCGAGGCGATGGGTCTCCTTTCTGTGTCTTGAGAGATTACGATTCGCCTTGCCCGGCCTCAGCCATCATAGTTGCCATGAAGCCTGACAGAGCCGCATCGGACAAATGGTTGCGCCCGCAGGCGGATATATACCTTGTGTCAGTTTCTGGTAAAGCTTAAATAATATATACTGCTTACTGTTTCTTCACCCCTACCTCAAAGGAAATCAAAATGTCTTGGCCCTGCGCTCCACACGAATGCATCTGTCGGTATGGTCATCGAAAAGCAGGCTGATGCTGAAGCCCAGGCGTGACCATGTGCATAACACTTTATCGCTGCCAATCCTGCTCATGGAATTTGGCTCGCCCAGCTTACGCCTGATGTCCTCGTATGCCATGCCTTCCACATCGCCAAGCTTGTCGAAACGCTTCTCAAGGCTCTCCTTTGGCCGGAATATAAGATATAGTACCAGACAGATAAGACAAATGGTAATCATACGGCTAACCTATTGCTTTGATTTCACGTTTACCTCCAAGGGGATAACCTCGCCACACTTCGGACAGGTGACGGTGGGGCAAGATATGATACCATCGTCGGCAAAAAAATCCTTGACTTCACAACCAATAACTTCAGCGATACGAATTAGGGTTTTCATACTTATGCTTTCAGGATTATTGATTTGACGATAGAAAGATGGCAATGATTTGTAACCAGCTTTCTCGCAAACATCCTTTAATAACAGGCCGTGTTTAGCAGCAACCTCTTTAACTTTAAGTTGTACCATAATATTGATATATTTAAAACTGGGTGCAAAGATATAAAGAATAACCTAAACTATCAAATAACAGATATATTTCTTAAAATCATTTAACAAAACTATCAATATTATGATTTATTCGTTAAATATCTTTATTTTGATACTTTTTTATATCTCGTTTCTTGTATATATCAAAATTATGATATACTTTTGCACCCACAACCCTAATTAACTAATAGGAGATCTGAATTATGAGAAGAATTATCAACGACTACAGGCGGGAGCGTTTCACCCGCTGGGAAATGGTGAAGTACGGCATCCTGTACCCCGTGGGTCTGGTGCTGGCATGTGGTGTGGCCGGATGGTTAGGGAAAGGAGGTGCGCTATGACACACAGGGAGTTCAAGCAGGTGCATGTCGGCGACCGCGTGGTGTGCGGCGGCAACTGGCGGGAGGTGACGGCCATAGACCACGAGAAGGGCCTCATCACGGTGAACGAGCCGAAGTCGCTGCCCTACGCGAAGGTGAGGCTTAAGCCGAAGGAAAAGGAGCCCGTGTCGCACTTCTTCCAGATGAAGGGCCTGACGACCATGGACATAGCCGATGCCACGGGGAAGATGCACAGCGACGTGCTGGGCGACCTGCACAAGCTCTTCAAGGCGGACGCGGCCTTCATGGACGAGATGCAGCGGTGCCAGCTGAAGAAATCGAAGAAGTTGGAATGTTACTACCTCACCCCGAAGGGATGCCTCATGCTTTCACGCGGCTACGACCCGCAGACGTGCTACAAGGTGCTGAACAAACTGGAACTGGTGAATATTCAGGCCGACAACGGAACAGAAGTAAACAAAAACAGGGAATACACATTATGAACGACATTATTTTTTCACAAGAACAAATCATGACCTCCGTACAGATTGCTGAGGCAACGGGTAAGCAACATTCAAATGTCATGCGTGATATTAGGAATATGAAAGAGAAACTTAACCAATTCAAATTTGAATCGGTTAAAAAATCTGAAAATGAGGAATACATGATTGAAACGACCAATTATACTGACGCAAAAGGTCAAATCCGCACAATATATTCTCTCAATGGTAAGGCTGTTCTACTGCTTGCCTCTGGCTATAATATTATCCTTCGAGCCAAGCTCATTGACAAGCTGGAAGAGCTTAACGCCCAGGTGAAGGTGACTGAGCGCCAGCTTCCCGCCCCTACCCCCGCCGAGGTTGACGCCTCTCTTCGGTGGATAGACGGCATGAGGAGTGCGCTTCGCCTCGACGGCGAGGGCACGTGGAGGGTGGCCGTGAGGGAAGCCCGCCGCCTTGGTCTGCCAGAGCCACCGATGCCCGACACGGAGGTGCTGCACGAGCGACCGCCCCGCAGGGAGAACGAGACCATGTTCCCCTCGGAAATGGAGTTCGGCGATGCCTGGAACACCGCCGCCGTGCTGCTGCGCCGCTTCGGCTACAAGGTGACACCTGCAGCCTTCAACGCTCGCATGATAGAGAAGGGCTGGATGGCGAGGCTGGAGTTCTATACTCTGGGCGGGCGCAAGGTGAAGACTACGATGCTCTGCGAAGACGGTATCCGCTACGGGCGCAACGTGGCCCTGGAGGGCGAGCGTGCCGTGGCCTACTGCGCGGAGCTGTTCCCCAAGCTCATCAAGGCCATCGGGCTTGACGAAAACGACTAATAACCCCTTAACACCCTACAGACAATGGACCACGACAACAGCAATGTACACAACTTCGTCAGCGTGACTGACGGCGCAGAGCGGCTCATCGTCCGCCTGCGCACCCCGGAGGGCTTGGAACAGGCGAAAGCCTACGTCTGCGACGCTTTCGAGGCCACCGTGCGCCTCATAGAGGACGCCGGCCGCTACGACCGCGACGCCCTCACGCCCCTGCTCGCCCTCGCCCGCTACCGCGGACTGCTGGGCGAGCTGGCAGAGACTGGAGACAGCAAGAGAGAGACAACATCATTCACTAACAATTAAAGAAACAGGAGAACTAATCATGGAACCGGAACTTTTGAAAACAGAGAACATCGACAACATCACCGTAAGCAAGGAAACGAAGCAGTGGGCACGCATGATGATGGAAGCCATCAACCTGCAGTCGAAGATTCAGCACCACCTGGTGCAGGAGTACAACCTGCGCGACGAATGCCCGAAGGAAATGCAGAAGAGCCACGAGGCCTTCATGCAGATTCGCGATGACCTCATCGGCTGGCTCGGCGATCGTGCCTTCGAGAGGATGCTTGGCTCGGGCTTCAAGGAGATGTAGCAAACACTTGCGCCGCGAGGCGGTCAGGATCTGGATTTCGTGCCGCCCGGTTTCCACGCCGGGCGGTTTTTTGTGCCTTGCCGGAGACAGCAGGCATGGGGCAAGGAGTGTGCCAAGGGCTACCATAGGCCACGCAAGGGGCTAAAGCATAAAACGCTCATTTTCAAGCACTTCACTTTCCACTAACGAAAGGCCGACGAAAAGTGCCTGTGACCCACGCAAGGGGCTAAGAAGGAGCTAAAGCATAAAGTATTGATTTTTAAGGGCATAACAATCTGCTAATGGTAAAAGGCCGATAAAAGCCGGTTTCCTTTCTCTTTTATATTTCTCTTTAATAAGGTATATATATTATTATATAATATCGTATAGTATAAGTAACTTAACGCGCGCGAGGGGAAAAAAATCGCCGCAGTCTGTTCAGGCCAGTGCTGGCCGCAACCGGGAGAACGGCCGCAGGACGCACAGAAAAGCGCCGTAGGCGCAAGTTGGGGTCACGGCGGATAAGTTCCTCGTCCGCGACGGGAAAACACGATTAGCACGCCTTAAATGGCGGCTTCCGCGCCAAAAGCATTGTTAGCGGAATATTAGCGGACCAAACAGGCCCTAAGCGATGCTAACCGACCCTAAGCGGATGCGGCAATCGGGAAGTGAGTACCTTTGCAGCGGCAATTTTGCCACAGAACCACTCAAAACGTTTTACAACCATGATTCCCTACACACTCTACCAGAACCAGAACGCGAACATCAGCAGCGGCGGCAAGTGGTACGCCCGCGCCGTCCACCAGCACATGGGCTTCAAGGAGCTGTGCCGCCACGTGGCCAGCCACTCGATGCTGCTCGACGAGAGCACCATCAAGGCCGTGATGACCGCCTTGGAGGATGAGGTGGGCCAGCTGCTGCTCGACGGCTACAGCGTGCAGATGGGCGAGCTGGGCACGCTCTCGCTCACCATCGGGTCACAAGGTGCCGAAAGCGCAGCCGACTTCCGCGCCGACCGCGACATCAACGCCCTGCGGCTGAACATCTTCCCCGGAAGCAAGCTGCGCACGTCAAGGCTGCTCAAGAAGGCGAAGTTCCACAAGCTGAAGAATGAGAATTGAAGTATGCGTACCACACCCGACGGCTTCCGTCTGCGCCCCTACGGGCTGACGGAACTGGCGCAGGCCTATTTCCCCGCCCTCACGCCAGGCGGTGCCCGCCGTGCCCTGCTCTCATGGATAGACCGCAACGATGAGTTGCGCCAGCTGCTGCGCCGCCCGGTGGCAGAAGCCACACGCGGCGGTGTGAGCAAAGGCCGCCGCCAGACGCTCACACCCCGTCAGGTGGAGCGTATCGTGGAGCTGCTCGGCGAACCATAAGCCATAGCGGACAGCGGCGGGCTTTTTCGTGCGTCAGCGCATCAAAGCACACAGAAGGACACCAAAGGACACGCTGCGCCATGGCCATGGGCTACCTTTGCACTGTGAAAGCCGCACACACTCCCATAGAGAAGTTACGGTTCTCTCCCAGAGAAGTTACGGAAGTCTCATAGAGAAGTTACGGAAGTCTCATAGAGAAGTTACGGTAGTCTTAGCACGAAACACTGGCCAGTTACTATAACAAACATTATTAACCCTTTAAAAATTTACAACTATGGCAAAAGAGAAAATCTCAATGGCTTACAACCTCCGCCAGAGCAACATGGAGAACAGTTCCACCTATGGCAAGTGGTACCCGCAGCCTGTGCGCCGAGACACACTGAGCCTTCGCGGTCTGGCCGACCACATCGCCGACCACGGCAGCATCTACACCCGCGACGTGGTGCTGGGCGTACTCACCAAGTTCACCACCTGCATGGTGGAACTAGTCACACAGGGCATCGGCGTGAAGCTTGACGGGCTGGGCACGTTCTACCCCACCTTCGAGGCAGCTGGTGCCGAAACGCCTGTCGGCTACGATGTCAACGCCTACCTGAAGGGCGTACACATCCGCTTCTGGCCTGAGAACACTCAGCTCGACCAGATTACCAGCCGTGCCTTCAAGGAGAAGTGCGTGCTGTCGCAGAACATGATCTTCGACAAGGCAGGCAAGCCCAAGCGCGTCGTGGACGGTCGGCTCATCGACTACGGAAGCGACGAATAGGAGCCGTAAGCATCCGCCTGTATCTCCGCAAACAACCAAGTCATGCCGCCACGGGGGAGTCATCCCACCGTGGCGGCACACTTTTTCTTCCGTGTTCGTTCAAAATAGGCGCTGAGGCTGGCTATCTGCTTTTTTTTGCTTAGTTTTGCATCGTTGTACGAACAACAGCAAGCAAACCATGACGAAAGAAGAATACCTTGCCTATAAGCGCAGGGAGCACGCCCTTGCCGACTGGAGCGTGGGCGACAAAGTGAAATGGGACACAAAAGCGCCCTGGGTGAACCCCCGTCTCGGAGACTGGGGCAGCGGCATCAGGAGCGATTTCTATTAACTGCGACGATATGCCCTTCAATGCCAGAACCTTCTCAGCATGGAGGCGCAGCGCACTCACTGCGCCACGCTCTCCGTTGCAAACAAACCATATTGGCATTTCTGCCGCTGCAAAGGTACTCATTGCAGCCGGATTGAATCCTGTTATGGTCGGTTACAACGTGTTATGTCCGCTTAAATCCGTTTAGACCCCATGGAAGGTTTCAGGATAAAGGAGTATGGACGTACAGAGCTGGCATTGCTCTATAGCCCAAGTCTTACACCCGATGCGGCGTGGAGGCGGTTGAAGCGGTGGATATTCCTCTTCCCCGGCCTCACTGAACGTCTGGAGGCCATAGGCTATTGCCATAGCCAACGCTCGTTCACCCCTGCCCAAGTCCGAATGATAGTGGAGGCATTGGGCGAACCATAGTCATTCGCTCCCTGTATCTGCAAGTTCTCCCAACAGCCCACGGTAGCGGGCCAGAGCCAATAGCGGTGTCATGGCATCGCGATCATATCGGCCGGCATCTTCAATGAGCCGCACTGTTGCATCGAAAGCATCACACACGTATGCTTTTGCCTGGTCCATACCGTCAGGAGTGCGCAGACGGGTTATTAGTCGAGCTGCGCCGTCTGTCATACTGACGGACATCAATTTTACATTCGTTTCCATATTGCATCATCTTTAACGCTACCGGGAACCGCCCGGCACGGAGACAGAGAAACGGCTGCACACCCCGTTGCGTTAAAGATGATGACTCACCCGAAGGGCAGTTTTATCTTACGGAATGGCAGCCGCTATGCGGTTATAGTATGGGCAATAAAAATGCCCAGCATTGTTTCTGAGCGTCTGACGAGCGCCCTGCCGGATGGATTACCATCATCTTTAACGCGGGGGCAAAATTACTAATATTCTTTGAAATGGCCAAAGAAAGGAGGGAAAATTTCGTCATGGTCCTCTTTTTTAACACAAAAAGCTCCGGCGGGGTGCTCCTCCGCCGGAACTCTGAAAAAATCGACGGGCTTCGCCCGTAAAATTGATGTCTTCGTTCCTCAGACATCACGCTTTCTCGCTTTGTCGCTTCGCTCCCGTTTTCGCGCTTCGCGCACGCTTTCCCGCGTTACGCTTACGCTACCTCGACTGCCTCTTTGTACGCTGCTACGCTCTGCGCTCTCACGACTTTCCCTCTGCCGCGATAGACCACACGGCCTGTTGAGTTGGATTGAGAATAATAGTCACAGTAATATGTTGAACTTGTTCCAGACATTGAGCCGACTGGCACCAAATCCATATAAAGGCCATGAGCGACCCCTGTAATCCATTGAGAGGCGGGCGAACTCTTGACATAACGGTATGTTCCATCGGGCATCCTGAAACGCCATTTATAGACATTCCCGGTATTATTCGGCTCATCCACGCCGTCCATCATATCGTACTTATGGCCGTAGATATTCTCATAGCCCAAACAGTTCGTGCTATTGATGCGGGTGAATGTCTCACTTCCAAAACCGTCATCGGTCTTATAGAATGCCAAGCCGTTGCTTTCTATGCCGCCAACCGTTACCCCGTCAGTGTTAACCGTGTCCTGCATGCCAAGCTTCGCCGTCAGGCCAGTGGTTCGTGCATTGGTGTGTGAACCGGCACCACATTGCATCTGGCTGTCACGTCTGCCATACTTGGCGAAGAATAGGTTGCCGATGTCATTGTGCATCATGCCATCAATCTGCTGCATACCGCGACGTTGGCTGAAACGATGGAAAGTCTCCCAATCGATGCTTGCCGACGTGCTGCCACCCGCAATACATGCACGGAGTTTTGCACTATCGTCCATGCCAATTGCACTGCTTCCCACGACGGCACAAAGATATTCGTCGGTCTCAACCCATTCTGGTTCCATATCCTCTATGCGCTCGGCCTTCGCATCGAGCACCACCTTGTCGAACTCAGCCGTTTTCAGGATGGTGAATGCCAGCGTCACTGCACCTGATGGCACATTGGCAATGAGATACATTCCGTTTTCAAAGCGGGCGTTGAGCGGAGTAACCAAAATGCTGCTGATAATAACTCCATCAGCATCGGCAAATACGGCACCCATCATATTCGTGCCCAAAACGCTCGGGAAACGCACGCGCCTGAATCCAGTCACATTGATAAGACATACCGCATAGCTGCTATTCGTCTGATATGACTCCGAAAGCGATTCCAGGCCTGTCACGATATTGTAGTTATTTCGGTAGTTGCCGGCTGACTGGATCTGCTCTAAGGTGAGCACCGTGACATCAGGCGTTGAGGGACGTTCCTCCCTGACACTGTAGCAACTATAGTGCCTGGGCTTGCCATCGCCAGCACCAACACCGCGATAGTCGTTCACGCCCTTCGTCCATCTGTGCGGCTCCAGCATCATCCAGTCGCCCTCGTTACCTGTGAGGTCTGCCGGAGAGCACTGCGCAAGGTTCTCGTTGTCAGCATAGTAATTTGAATTGCTGTCATGCAGCGGGTAGATGGTCATTTCGCCATCGGGGTTATTCACCGTGGCGGTCACACCTGCATGGGTGACGGTCTGCTGCGTCGGGAATTTCGTCATCTTCGCCAATACACGATGACGCTGACTGAGAAGTTTCTT